CAATGTCGTCAATGTGGCGACATTATTGAAAGCAAACACAGACATGATTTTGTGAGTTGCAAATGTGGTGCCATTTTTACTGATGGAGGCAAGGCCTATATCCGTCGTGGTGCTAAGGATTTTAACGACATTATTGATATGTCTGAGACTTATACAGAGGAGTATGAGTCTGAATGGTAAAGGATTTAGATGTTTATAGTAGAAAGTAAAGAAGTAAGTAAAGAGTTTGTCACTCTTGATGAGGCAATGAAGTTTAGTAAAGAGCTAAACTGTTTTGTTAGCATCAAAGGCGGTGGTATGGAATTGGTTGGCATATTTGGTGCTGACGAAGTTAAGGATGGTAAACTTCCTAGCGGAGTGGATTATACTTGGAAAAAACGGAGAATTTAAATGGAGATATCTAGAGTTCAACAAGCACAGATTCAAAGATACAATTTAGAACAGGTTCGTTTCCAAGAAAAAAGAGACGAAGACTATCGTAAACTTGTAGAAAAAAGAAATCTTGACAGGATAGCTGAAGAACGAGTAGAACGAAATATTCGTTTGGATTTGGACAAAGGTCGCAATATTGACATAAAATGTTAAGGAGGCACGTATGCCTTGGATTGAAAACGTAGCCGCAGATGATATCCCAAAAAGATTTCATCACGAGGCCGGGGAGAACAGTATGCTGATCAGCATTGTTGATCCAGCAAGTTGGCGTCCTACTCCTGCACACAAGTTCAAAGAAATTCATAACTTTGAATTTTTGGATGTAGAGGAAAAGGACGAAGTGTTGGAAGAAGCAATGAAATGCAGTCAAGAGCAGGCTAACGAGCTTGTTCGTTTGCTACAACATGCAAAGGACAATCACATGAATGTTGTTGTTCATTGCTTCGCAGGCATCTGTCGTAGTGGTGCAGTGTGCGAAGTCGGAGTTATGATGGGTTTTCAGGATACTGGTCGTTTCCGTAGCCCAAACTTGCTAGTTAAGCATCGTATGATGAAGGCGTTGGGTTGGACCTATGATGAAAACGAAAAGCCCAACATTGATGATTGGAGAACTTTTAGGAGTGTTGAATGAGTTTGTATAACACACTTTTTGGTATGAACCCAGATACAGATAAAATTCTGGAGTTCCTTGGTAAGACTCGTGAGGACTTTGGACGTTTTCGTAATGTCTATATGGAAGATGGATACATCGTTGTCCATACTCGAAATGGTGGCGGAAATCGAGAAGATTATGAGTATGTCTTTGATGAAATGAGTGAACACCCGTGGTACAGTCACGACGCAGATGACGATTTTGATTGTACCTACGCCAACATTTATTTCAAAGTTCCTAATGACTCTAATAAGACTCTTTTGGGACTACATACTTTCAATGAAGGCACCAATCCAAAAACAGAATGGGCAATGATGCTTGCTCACATGGAAGCATTAAAAAAGTAAATTGGTTAAATCGGCAGTCTGGAACTTGACAGATAAGTAGTATGGCTATATAATTATAATGTGGTCGTAAGCAAATCGGGAAAGCTCCAGGCTCGCTGTGAAGCGATGCTATGGGTCGGGCAACGTCTTAGACAACGCCTATGGAGGTTCGAACCCTTCCGACCACACCATTTTTAACACACACACTGGAGTTTGATATGAAAAAGATTTTGTTATTTTTTGTTCTTTTTGGTTTCATTAATTACTCAGTTGCTGGCAATGATCCTTATCTGTCTGCTACAGAAACATATGACGCCACTAAAAAATTAACAAACACTTCTAAAATAACTTGGATTACAGTTGACGAAAAAGATGTTTTAAAAACTTGCAGAGAAAAAGGTGTAGAGTTGAAGTCTAAAACAAACTTTATCGATCCTAGAGCATGTAGTTTTTGGACTAAAGATTTCTGTATTGTGATTACAAGTAAAACCCCAATTTTGGGTTCCTTAGAACACGAAATTCGGCATTGTTTTCAGGGACACTGGCATTAATTTCTGATGCTCAGTTCTCTCAAATAAATATTAATTTGAATAGAAGATGAGCAAACCTTTAGATTACACCACCGCACAAGAACGAGTAGAATCCAAACTACTTAATTCACACGTACATTTTTTGACGGGTGACATTGATGAAGACACTATTCGATCAGCAATTCAATGGCTTGTCTATGAAAATCTCAGTAATGAATCCAAAACACTGACGTTATACGTTAATACACAAGGCGGTGATTTATATCAAGCATTTGCTTTGATTGACCTAATGCGAGTTAGTAAACATACCATTAGGACAATTGGTATTGGTAGTGTTATGAGTGCTGGATTTTTAATATTTGTTTCAGGAACTCCTGGTAATAGAATAATTGCACCAAATACTGGTATCATGTGTCATCAATATAGTGACTGTACAGAAGGCAAGCATCATGACCTAAAAGCCACTATGCAGGAAGGCGAACATTGTAATAATCGAATGTTAGAAATAATTGAAAGCGCCTGTGAATTAGATGCCAAAACTATCAAAAGAAAACTTCTTTGTCCAACTGACACTTATCTAACTGCCTCTGAATTATTAGTATTAGGTTTGGCAGATTCACTATTGACATAATCTTAATTAATTGTTATAATTGTTTTGTTAGTTAGGCGAAAGTCAAACTAACCGGCGATGTAAAAGGTAGACGAGGATAGGCGCTGTTATCGCTTCGTGCGATGACGAAAATTACTGGCAAGCACGCCTTGAAAACGTGCCCGTGCTTGAGTGATCCGAAATCATATACCTTTGTCATTTGTACTCGGAAATATTCAAGCCTCTGTGCATTGTATTTTGTACTTTGGCTTAGGGCTAGTCCCGTTTGCATATTGTCCGGTCTATTACTTGACCTTTTACAGGACCGTTAACTTTTTGAATAGGTAAAAAAAATGGAAAAGAAATTTCAAAGTCGTGGTCCCAATCTTGATACAGATTTGTGTGTTAAAAACTTTGGCGACAATAGGTTCAGTATGGTCATTGGCGCTTCGTTAAGAGCGAAAGAAATTAAACGTAATAACAAAGAGAGTGAAAGATTTGAACACACTCATCCAGTTATGACAGCACTAATGGAAATCCAAGAAGGTAAAGTTGGGCCAGAAATACTTGACAAATTACGTAAGAAAAAATAAAATTAAAGAAACAAAGGGATACAGATATGAACGTTTCACTACGCAAAGCAAACGCTATTCAAAATTCAATTAATGATATCATCAAAGGTATCAAAATCAATCTAACTGCGGAGTTCAATGAATTCCAAGATCCAGCAGTTGAGCTTCAAAGACTAAACACAGAAGTGTTTATCAATGATCAACGTCGTAGCGATTTACTCACTGCTCAATTTAGCATTCGTGGTCTTGTTGGTGCGGCCAATGCTACCAGCGGTGTTGATGCTAAACTAACACAGGCTGCTTTCATTGACAAACGTATTGCTCAACTGGAAACATTTGCCGGTGCAGAAGTGATGACAGATATGGCTGTGATTTCTGGCAAATTAGAAAAGATTCGAACCCGTGTAAACGACAACAGTCGTGCAAGCATTTATGGTCGCGATGATACTGTACACACTGCATTGTTGACCAAAGCGCAGATTGATACTGCAAAAAGCATGATTCGTGATCTTAGGAATCAAAAACAAAAACTCAATGATGAAATTCTTGAGTTGAATGTGCGTACAGAAATCACATTGACCAATGATGTTGAACAAATTCTTCGTACAGAAGGTTTGGTTTGAAACAAAAGTATATTGAGCTGTATATGGATTGGGCCGCTCGTTCGGCTCAATTGAGTCATGCCAAAAGACTACAAGTTGGTGCAGTCATTGTAAAAGATGACAGTGTTATTAGCTACGGCTATAACGGTATGCCTGCAGGTTGGGATAACAACTGCGAAGATAAAGAATACATGAGTCATGACGCAGGCGGATGGCTCAATCCAGATGAAATTGAAGAACGCTGGCCATTTGAAGAAGAGGAGCAGGGTCCTTACTACGAATCTAGTAGACGCTATCGACTTAAAACTAAACCAGAGGTCTTACATGCTGAGTCTAATGCAATCGCTAAATTGGCAAAAAGTTCAAGCAGTGGTAACGGCGCTAGTATTTTTATTACTCATGCTCCATGTCACGACTGCGCGAAACTCATTTATCAGAGCGGTATCAGTAGTGTATACTATCGTAGTGCTTATCGGGATAATGCAGGGTTAGAATTTTTAGAGAAGTCTGGAATAGAAGTTAAACAAATTAATAAGGAAATAAAATGAAATCAGGTCCAAATTACAAAATGTCTAAAACACTGAAGGCAAGTCTTGCTCTTAGTTCTTTTCAAGATCCTCATAAAAAAGGACAATGGAAACGTGCAATGATTGATGCAGAGATTTCCGCGTCTTTCCAACCAAAGCGTGAAAAGGGTCGAAAAGACCAAACTGCATCGCAAGATTAAATACTGTGACAGTAGAACCAGACGTGTAACGTCAGAAGGAGTGCAAGTCTACCTAGTTCGGGCGGAGAACATATAGTCTACTGTATCCGTCACAGTTAAGGAAAATAATGAACATAGATTTTTCAAATCTTGAAACACAAGGTTATATAGTGATACCTAACTTTTTATCAATTGAAGAAATTGATATGTTCATTACTGATAAAAATACCAGTACAAGATTGTTTAATAGTTTTCATAGCATACCAATGCCATCAAAAACTATTCTTGAAAAAATTTCACCTAAAGTATTAGACCTAATGAATCAGATTGGTGACAATACGTCAATTAAAACCAATGTGATATCAATGTTATCCTTATATATGGATACGTCTAATTTTCAAATGCCTTGGCATCAAGATCATGTGTCATGGTACATTGATCAACATCATGATAATTATTTAAATTTTTATATTTCAATTATTAAACCTAATTCAAATTTATCAGGATTGAGTTTGATTCCTTACGATGTTATTGATAAAAATTTTCCTGAGTACAAAGAAAAATTTTTAGGGAAAGGGGCTAAAAGATTTTTCCCAAATAATAACAAGACAACTGTATTTGATGACGAAACTGGTGAGGAATATGATTTACCTATCAATATTGACAATGTACAAGTGTCCCCAAAAATAAATCCTGGTGATGCTTTGATATTGAGAGGTGATGTAATTCATAAAACACAAGACACATTAACCAATCGTTTATCTGTTACAATTAGATGTTTGGATGGTAACTTTGTTGTTAGTAAAAAGAAAATGTTAAGTACTGAATGTAAGACAAAAAGTTCAATTTTAACATCAAATTTAGATCTTTATAGAGCAGTGATAAATGCTTATGGTGATAAAGAAACTATGACCATTTTTGAACTGTATGAAAAATGGAATTGAGGAATTGTTGTAATCCCTTCAAAGCGAAGGCATCTTGGACGGGGGTTCGATTCCCCCCGGGTCCACCATAAGGAGATTAGTATGAACGACGATTTAACTCCCCTAGCAATAGGCGTAGTGGTTGTTTTAGTAGTTTTTGCTCTAGTCCTTTTATGATGGGCCCGACCGGTTTCGACAGGGTGAGATAGTAGAGACGGCAACACGGTAGGCGATGACCGTAAATCAAGCAAAACAAGTAAATGCAAATGCAAAAGCAATTACAACTGAAGCAGAAGTAATGACTTTCACCTGGGATCTTCCAGCTAACGAAAGCCGTTACGCTCTAGCAGCCTAAGAAACTGCACTTCCGAGGTAGGACTTACCTTGTTATCAAAACAACCAAATAGCACCTTCGGGTGCTATTTTTTGATTATCTCGGATAAACTAGTACGCTTTCCTCAGTACCAACAATTGGATCAACAATAAGTTTGCCAAATCCCAACATTGTTTCGTTAGAGTTAATAGCAATTTCTTTATTGTTGTTACTGTTAGTTATGGCAAGATCAGTACTTTTCCCAATACCATAAATTTGAGTAAGACTAGGTACAAGTACACTAGCCCACTTCAACGCAGTGTCGCCGACGCTGGTTGGCTGTTCAATTCTAGGACTGTTATTAGACTGTGTTCCCTGCTGTAGTGCGATAACTGCTGCCACTCGAGCAGTAGTGTCTCCACTGTTGGCGATTGCTTGTAATGTTTTATATCGTTCAATGTCTGCTTGTGCTCGCGCAACTGCAATATTTTCTTGAGTTTGAGCATATTGTTGATAATTCCCAGATGCGCATCCGGTTAGAAAAATTAAGCCAATTGATATGGCTAGAACAGATTTGTTCATGATGGTAGTTTCCTTATAAATGTTTTTATTTGGAAACTACTTAGATCAACTTACTCCCAATTTACATTGGCATAAGACTTAACAGCGAAGGAATTGCTTTAAGCAGTCTCAAATGTATTTATTGCATTTAAATTCTCTAATAGTACTTTTAGGTGCTATTTTTTGGCTGAATTTTTGTAAATATCCGTATAGATTCAGGAGCGATGAATGGATCCAGTAACGCTGTTTGCCCTTGCTAATGGAGCAGTCAGTGCCGTTAAAGCAGGATGTAAACTTTATAAAGATATAAAGAGTGCGGCAGGGGACGTCAAAGATGTTCTCAAGGATCTGGACGACCAATTCCACAAACGCTGGGAAGGTAAAGCTGTACCTGTTGAAGCCAAAAATCAATACATCAAAGAAAAAAATCGTGTCATAGAGTTAAACAAAAAAGACGGCGAGACTACCAACATCTATCAAGAAATTGGAAATCATTTGGGAGCCTATTACGACAACTACTATAAGTGTTTGGCTATCTTTGAAGAAGAGGAGCGTCGTAGTAAAACTGAAGTCTATCATGGAGATGATAGTTTGGGCAAACGTGCTCTACAACGTGTACTCATGCGTAAGCAATTAGAACAAATGAGTAGTGAACTTAGAGAGCTCATGGTCTATCAGAGCCCACCTGAATTAGGTGCTCTATATACTGAAGTAGAAGAAATGATGAAAATCATGGGCAAGGAACAAAAAGTTGCTGTTGCCAATGAAATGAGAAGAGCTGAGATAGAAAGAAAAAGAAAAAAGGCTCGTAATGATAAAATGACAGAGCAAGCTGCTCTAGGTGGTGGTGTGATTATTACCATGTTTATTGTAGCTTATATTTTTATGCTTGTGATTGCTGGAAGGATTGAAAAACATCCAGAACTTGGAAACTGTGCAGTTCCAAAAGGTTCATACCTTTATAAAAAATGGACCAATACTGTTTGGTCTGAATGCGAATAATCTATTATTGATTTCTCCTATAAGCGTCATTGAAAAATACCATAGCAAAAATCTATTAATCTGCTTGATTTATAGGTTAAATAAATGTATAATATTATACATGGAACAATAGTTCTTAGGTTTTCAAACACACACAAAAGGAGATATTATGAAAACAGTTGGACATAAATTAGAAAAATTCGCAATCACTGGTGTTAAACCAGGTCAGCCAGAAGATGCTTTCTTTGACATTACAGATGAAAGTTTTGCTGGCAAGTGGAAGGTAATCGTTTACTATCCAAAGGACTTCACATTTGTTTGTCCTACAGAAATTGTAGCCTATGACAAACTAGCAGGCGACTTTGCTGATCGTGATGCAGTATTGCTAACAGGTAGCACAGATAATGAATTCTGTAAAGTTAGCTGGCAGAAAGCACACCCAGATCTACAAAAAATCACTCACACCCAGTTCGCTGACACACAGCGTGGTGAGTTGAGCTTGATCGAACAACTTGGTGTATTTTACGCTCCAGCAGGTGCCGCACTTCGCGCAACATTCATTGTTGACCCAGACAACGTTATCCAACACGTTACTGTCAACAACTTAAACGTTGGTCGTAGCCCAGAAGAAACATTGCGTGTACTTGACGCATTGCAAACTGGTGAACTATGTGCTTGTAACCGTACAGTAGGCGGGGAGACATTATAATGGCATTCATTGACGCAATTAAAACTGCGTTGCCAGAATATGCAAAGGACACCAAGTTAAACTTAGACGCTGTCCTTTTGCGTAGCACATTGGATGCAGATGTGGCTATGGGTTGTGCTGTGGCCGCACTCGCCGCAACTGGTAACGGTAAGGTACTTGCTGTCATGTTAGCAGACGCACCTGTTCACTCAGAATCAGCAATGACAGCCGCAAGTATTATGGCACAGAACAATGTATGGTATCCATATGTTGAGATGGCAGATGACGAACAGCTAAAAGGTTTACCAGCACAATTACGTATGAATGCTATTGCAAGCCATGGCGGAACTACAAAAGCAAACTTTGAAGCATTTAGTTTGGCAGCTAGTATTGTTGGCAAGTGTCATTTCTGTGTTAAGGCACACTATGACACACTCAAGAAGGAAGGCTACACAGTAGAACAACTTCGCGATATTGGACGTATTGCCAGTGTAATGAACTCAGTTGCCAAAGTTTTGAATAGTTAATTCTGCGATAGTAGATTAATGATTTTCAGTATGTTTTTCGTGGTAGTTTTCATGTAATATAATGATACATACTAGTGCAATAAAAAGTATGTTTATTTTATATTAACAAAGGAGAATTACTATGTGGACAAAGCCAGAAGCAACTGAAATGCGCTACGGTTTCGAAATCACAATGTATATCGCAAATCGATAATACAAATGCCCCGCAAGGGGCATTTTTTTGAGCAAATTTTCTGTCAACAAAAGTGTTAGCTAATGCGTTATATGTATAGCACATGAACAATGTGTATTTTAAAAAGGAAAATTAAAATGAAATTAATCGCAACTCTAGTAGCATCTATGTTTGCAGTAACAGCTTTTGCGGCAGAACCAGCTAAGAAAGAAGAAAAGAAAGTTGAAGCCAAGCCAGCCGCAACTACACCATCTGCTCCAGCGTCCAAGCCAGCTGAAAAGAAGGCTGCTGACGCCACCAAAAGCGACGCCAAAAAAGCCGAGCCTGCTAAGAAGTAATCCTCATAGACTTGCTGTTCTAAATCTTGAAGATTGTGAAATTGAGTTCGTATTTGATGATGCGTTACATCGAGGATACAGTAGGCCAAGAATAGAAGAGCTAGATGAAGATGACGATCTTCCAGAATATATAAAATGGAGATTGTTTTTAGCTAGACAATTAGCATTATTGAAGTATAAAGAAAAGTGGGCTTAATTGCCCACTTTTTTTGGTTAAATTTCTGATTGACTTTTGATAAAACCTATGCTATAATAATCACATATTAAGTTAAAAAGGTGCTCACAATGACTGTGGAACAAGTTATCCAAAAAGAGCTTGATCATTTCAATATCAAAGCTGAAGTAATAACCAAACAGTTTAAATTTCACACTACCATTCCAGATAAGCATAATGGTGTTTATATCATTTCAGAAAATGATAAAGTAGTATATGTTGGCAAGGGTTGGATTCGTGCTCGTCAAAAGAAGCACTGGGAAAAGGCTCTTCATGAATTAAAACGCGGAACTAATGACACCAAAGGATGGGCGTGGTTGCGTGAAAATTATTCGGTGTATAACCTAAATCCAGAAAATTGGGTAGTACGTTATATGATCCTTCACAAGGAAACCGAACTAACTGCAATGGAGGGAGCATTGATCCACCTATTGCAACCGCTGGCAAATGATGAAACATTTGTTGATAACGCTCGTACTTTGAAAGGTTAAAAATGAGCATTCAAAATTCTCTTCCTGGTTCTATTGTCAAGAAATTGACGCCTGCACAAGTTTGGAACGCACGATACAACACCAACGCCAGTGTGTTTGTTAGTGCTAAGAAACGTATTGATGAATATTGTAAGGCAGTCCCTGGTGCAATGACTGAACTGCAAAATGTTCTCAAAGATTTTAGGAAATTTAATCCTAATCTTACACGAGCTAACATGAAACTAGCCAAAGCTCATACTGCCAAACTTGGCGACATTCGCATTGACGATACAATGAATCGTCCTTTGGATTGGGAACATGTTTTAAACATCCTACGCAATTACTCTGCGACACGTGTTCTTGCTATTAATGTATATGAAGATCCTGAATTGCCTGGCTGTTTGATTGCTTGGGACGGCCAACACACTATGATTGTGTTGTATATTATCTACACAATGGTGTTTGAAGCATCAGCCAGCGATGTTGATGTGCCTGTTGTTATCAGTCCTACTAATGATAAAGCAGAAATTCGAGAAAATTTTATTATCCTAAACACTAGCGAAAGCAAGGGTGGCGGTAAGAAAGACCTAGACCCATTGGACTTGTTTAGTCAAAAGGTTTTTGGTGTGCGTATGGATAATTCCAACAAACTGGATTGGTTGGCGGCTGAACGTAAGCAACGTCTGCTTGAAAGTGCAGACTTGTTCTTAACCAGTTCTGCATATCAGAATACCACTGATGATGGGGCTATTACTCATGTTAGTAACATCATTGATGAAGCTGAGCCAATTGTAGAACAGTTCTGCAAATATTGGAATCAACGCAAGACTTACGAAGTGCGTCATGTTGAAACTAAAGAAATCATCATGCTATGTGAATTCTTCCGTGCTTGTGCAGATGACCCCAGTGTCGTAGTTGATGACAAATTTATTGCAGACGTAACTAAAATCTTTTGGAATTCTTTTGAATGCGAGTTTACTGGTCAAAAAGGTCTTAACATTTTTTGGCGCAAACTTGATGGTGCATATCAAAATTGGTATGACGCTGTTTATAAAGAGCCAGAAATTGGACAAGATGATCTGCGTCCCACACGTTATATCATGACCAATAACGGTAAATGGCAGAACACTTATGGTGTAACTTTCTTGATATTTTTGCTTAAGAAAAATGGCTTTAAGCAAACATTGCCTAAGCCACCTACTGAGTTTAAGCCTGCCAAAGCAGACCTTTGGTAATTAACCTGCTGTAACGTCTGTGGATGCGTTAGCAATAGCGTGTCCACAGCTTGCAACATCACCTAGTCTTGCAACTGGTATTCCTTCAGCAGTAACAGAGTTTGATCCGTTTGTTATAACATTTCCAGAGTGTGGTGATTTTCCATGAGGAGCAACTACACTGCCCAATTGGGCTAGAGGAATTCCATTAGCTGTAACTGTACTAGCACCATTTATAATTGTGCCACCTGCTACATCTCCAATCCTGGCTACAAATGGCATTTAAATTCCAGGTGGAGTTGGAGGAATTGGGAACTGGTCTTCTGCACCTGCTAAAGTGTTTCTTCTTTCCAAAACTGCTTTATTGACAGAATAATTATTTCCCGCAGTTAAACTCTTAACACCTACAGCCGTCCCCCTATTTGCTTTGAGTAATTGTAAATTGATAGCCTGAATTTGTAATGTAATGTTACCCAAAGCAGTGGCAACTGAACCTGCTTTTAATGCAACACTTGACATGGAAGTTACAAGCGTTTGTAACTCTACACTATTATCTGGACCAGTTGCAGGTGCTATTGATATCATGATGTTGACTCCGGTGTAACTGGTATTGGAGGAACATTGGAAGCCAATGCAGTAGTTACTAAAGTTGTATTAGCAACATCTTCTGGACTAACTGTCCTAAAATCACCAGTAGGACTTTGTACTGCTAGAAGAAAATTTTGTATTTTAACCAATTCAGCACTGATTAGAGTTAATTCAGCACTCATAGCGGTTAGGGCCGTTGCCAGTAATTTGATCTCAGCATCAAGTAGGCCAAGTTCTGCTTTATAATCGTATAAAGTCAAAGTCGCAGTACCTGGAACACCTGTTGCTTGTCCTGTAACTGACGCGATTGCTTGGAAGGTAATGACTGCTGGCAAACTCATAAATTCTCCTATGTAGAGTATTTATACTACTTTAATTCCAGTGGTTCCTTGTATGTATTGATCAGAAGCGTTTTTCATAGTAGGAGTAGTAGCCAAAACTCTACGCTTTTCGATCTCAATAGTTGCTTCTGCTTCTGAAGTGATTAACCAAGGAGTTAATCCCACTCCTTGAGCACTATAGCTCAAAGTCATTGGGCGTTCCAATTTATATAATGTATCTGTTTCCTCAACTAGCTTCGCAATAACTTCTTCAGCGGTTTCTAGTTTAAATGTAATAATATCCCCTGGTCTAGAGGGTTTTTTAATTAAAAATGTCATCTTTTTCCCATATTTCGTATGTAGTTAAAATGTCGTTGTCTAGTATATCATCTTCAATGTAATCTAGTACAAATCGACGTGTTAAGACAGCTTCTGGGAATTTGGTGTCACAGTTGAAATCACCATCAATACGTGTGATGTACACACTATGGCAAAAAGGTAAGAATTGACGGTAAATGTCTGCTCCGCCTATTATCCAAATATCCTTGTCAGTCTGTTGCTTTAACTTATTAATTATCGTTTTTGGATCACCAGATAGTACAATAACGGAATCGTCATCCAGTGTTCTACTAACAACAACGTTATCTCTTCCTGGTAGTGGTCTTTTTGGTAAACTTAACCAAGTATTTTTACCCATAACTATCAAACTTCCGTCTGTTAGTTTTTTAAAACGTTTTAGATCTTCTGATAAAGTTGGCCAAGGCATTGTACCATCCTTGCCTATGCCCCAGTGTTCGTCCACTGCTACTATTGCGTTGATTCGTCGTGTCATTTGAGAGTGCCTTCTTCACCCCATTTTAATAGAAAGAAAGAATAATCCTTTGCTTTTAATTTTGCTGTGATAGCAAATGCGTGTCCATAACTAAACTGATCTATATGCCTATGCCACATAGGAGTCTCCATAGCATGAGACATTACCCACTGTCCTTGTTCACTATTTTGCCATTCTAATAAAGGCTCTGCGGCATACAGTTCAGGATCTTCTACATCACCCATGTTAAATTTATGTACAATTACATTATGTATTTCGTGTACTCTGTCTTCAATTACCATATATTTTTGAATTTTCTTTTTGGGAGCAAAGCCCAAATATCCTTCATAGTAATTATCCACTATTGACCCCATGTCATTAAAAAGAAAAAATGATCTCTTTCATTTTCAAAGTAAATGGTTTGTCCGCCGATTGTTCCTTTTATAAACCAACGTCCTTCACCAATTTTTTCATCGAGCCATTTTATAACATGTTCTGGTATAGAATAGTTTTCTACCTGTACTCCATGATATTCTTTATCTGCTATCATTTATTAATAACCATGTCCTAGAATTTCATCGTCTGCTCGTATTATCTCAAATATGTCAGCATACTGTACAATTGGTTCCATATGAAACCCTGTGCCCCAAACAGCCCAAACTTTTCTTTTATAAATTTTTCGCCACCAAGCATAATTTCCGGTAACCGTTTTAACAGGAATCCAAGCAAATATTTCATGCCATGGATAACAGTCACAACCATTTGTAATAATACTGGTAATTTTCATAGGACTCCATGTATCTGGGCTAAATTTTTCTACACCGTTAAGACTCATATTCCAACCTATACTTCTTCCCCACACTATTTTAATCATCGCCAATACTTTATTTGAAATAGTAAGAATTTTTTACTATCTGTTACTGTATAGTTGGCAGTATAATTGCCATCTGTATCAGTCTCCATGAGAAATCCATACTTTTTCTCTGCCCAATGATGTATGCTAAGTCTTACAGTTAAGTCATGTATACCCTTAAATTCTTCCATATATTCTGGACGCATGGCATGTATTGACTGCCAATATTGATTTCGTTTATCAATAAATGATTGATTTAAATACTCTTCATTAGTCATGACCATCTTAGTGCAAATAGCACTGCATCTTGTGATTTTTCAAACAGCCAAATATGTTCGTGAGCTCTATAATGTCCTGTTAAATTTTGTTCACGCCATTTGTGTAGTTCTACACCAGATACAGGTAAAAACTTATTTGGTAGTTCAATTCTTGTCCATCCTATCTCGACTAATAGATCAAATAAAATTTCTCTATCAATCTCTTCTTTTATTTGTCTACCTAAATCTTCAGCAATAGTATCTTCTATGTAATCCATATCATCTCCAACGCATTAGGAACCAAGTTCTATCTTTATCATTACGAAACCAAAAACGTCGATTGTTTTTATACCAACGCTGATCTGGCTCTGGAGCTGTTTTTTCCTCCCACATAGGAGAACCAGCTGACCCAAACGTATCTAAACACCATTGTTCCATTTCTTTCCAATTACCACCAATAGGTTCTACGCAGTAATATCTACTACCGTAGACTTTGCCTTCACTAAGTATTAACTCTTCTATTGGACGGTTACACAAATCATCCATTAGCCGTTTGATAGCTTGATTAGTCCAATAACTTTTCCCTGCACCCCGTCCTGATAATATAACTTTCATTAACAGTCCTCATTGTCCAATGTATCATACAGTTTAGTATGGTATTTGAGCAAAAACATAGTTTTAAATTTTTCGTCGTAGAAATCTAAATGTATAAGAGTTTTGTACCTAACCATTCCAGGTTCCCATGCAGTATGTTCTCTTGTGGTAAATCCTAATTTTCTACGCATTTTTTCTCTTATCATATAGATACTAGGTGGATGATCTCTTTTAATATTTTCTAAGATTTCATTCCATTCTTTTTTAGTATAGATAAGGGGTTTCATACTATATTGTAGCAAAAACAAAAAGTTAAATCAAGAACTCCAACGCAATAAAAATAATGTGATTTGTTCAGGATTTACAAAGCGAAACATATCCCAACTTGTTCGTACTCCGCAATTATTGGCATTGCACCAATTTTGTATTTCAGTGATGACTTCATCTTTATAAGTTCCTCCGTCAACGATTCGCAATGTCAACGGTTTAACTTTTTCAAATTTCAAGTCCGTTGTCTTTGGCATATTGTGTAGCACGTTCTTCTTCATGTTTGTCACACAAAGTACGTATCCATCCTCTGCCTTGTCGAGTTCCAGGAGAGCCACAACTTTCGCAAGTTACACCACTCATAGATTCTGCCATTGCAATTAGACCATGAATATAATCGTCACCGCCAGAGATATAAAAACGAAGTGTTCCAAACTTTTCTTTAACTTGTTTGACTACGACTTGTGTGATAACTTCTTCGTTTTTATTTTTCCAATCAATATGACTTTGAATATTAGCACATAAATTATCAATTATATTAAACCAACCATCCCCACAGGTGAAACCCCAACACATTGCAGTTTGAGACATTGGCAAGTCTCTTTCAAAAAACAGCTTTGGATACTTTTTACACAATAGTTCATCAAGCTCTTTTTTCATGTTTCTTTTTTCCGTAATATCTTTTTGGTTTTTCAGATAATGTATTCACTCTATACATTTCTTTGTTCTGCCGTATGGATCTTTCAATTGCGGCATTAACTTCTTCTGGGGTTGGGTCGTAAATGTCTAATACTTCAGTAATCTCTGTTTTAGTTTCTTCAATGTCTACTATTGTATTTTCTGGTAAAAATTGAACTTTTTCAATTTGAGATTCTGGTGGAATTTTTATACCAACTTTTCCTAAAAACTTTTTAGTTGCAATTTCTTGTCTAATTGATCTGTATGCACCAATAGGTCCTTTAGGATCTTGGCTTATCTGTTCCCATGTTCTAACTTCTAATAGAGGTTCAATTTCTGTTGGTATCTCAATAATATAAAATTCTATATCTTTGCTATATCCAGCGTGAGCCAAATCAAAAATATCAATTACCTTACCTTTAGACAATCTATCACCACCAAGATGTATCCACGCATCTTCATTTAATTCATATTGTTTTTTTATTTTCATATCTCTCAGCACTATATTGCTAGTGCTATTAATCCTATATATGTTAAGTAGTGCATCAACTGATCTATTCCTAACCAAAACCAAAATGGTTCATCAGATGGTGTTAGGTTTCTGTTCTTGTTGATGTTCATTTTGGCCCAATCAATGTGATAGTGGACCACCCCGTCAATAAATGCCATCAATAACACTGATATAACGTCAGTAAAGACGGCATAAAAAACTAGACCAGTTAAAACAGCATGAACAAGAGAATGATATATACCCCACTTGGCTCCATAATTCCCTTTTTCCATTACCATGTTATTGGTCTGAAAAACAAAATCAGCTAGAAAATGTTTTAATACTAGAAGAGTAAAAAGAGTTAGAATTGTAGATTCCATAGAAGCCCCTGGGTTATGCCGTAATTTTACAACAATGTCAAGTCAAAGTCAACCTGGAAGCTCACCAGATTTTGCCAATTTAAGCATTAAGCTATAATGCTCGTAGGCTTTTTTGACTGCGGGGTATTTTTCCTTAAGATACTGCTCTTCTTCTTTTTGTTGCATCAAAGTTTCAAACATATTGTAATGACCCTTCTCTGCCATATTATTAAACACCTGCTGTTCAAATTTAGCAATTCTGTCTAATTCACTTTCAGCAATTTCCACTGTGTATAATGGTTCAGTTTCAAAAGTCATCCTATCAGATAGAAATTTATTGTAATCATTTGAAAAAGCAAACATTTCTATATTTGCTTTACTTAAACGATGAGCACGTTTATTGGTGTCAATAACTTTAACACCGTGCCTACCAATAAAATCCCTTACTTCTTTACTTGGATTCATCTTCGTCTTTTCTTTCTTCACACAATGCTTCTAACATCTTATAATGCTTGTATGCTTTTTGTAATGCTTCATATTGTTCTAATTTTTTAGGATCTGGAACAAGTATTGCTAATCTACGTTCTAATGTTTCCATCCACTCACTTAAATCTTTGCCTTTAACTTTGATGTTGCCTTTAAATTCAGCATCACCTTCAACGCTAATACCTGGATTGGTTGTTGTAGTAATATATGGAGTTGTGCTCCAAGTACCGTTAGAAATAGTGTAACTAGAACCTGATGTTGTACTTACTGGTAGTGAATATGTGTTGTAAGTTGAATTATAAGTTGACATGTCAATTGTACCAATTGAATCCCAACCTGTATTTAATGTTATTGTATCAACACTAGATCCGCCACTAATATGATCACTGCCTAAATCAATTGTTATATCTTTTATATCAAGATCTTTATCATCCATTTAACACCTCATTGTTGGTTAGATACTGTTTTAATTCAGTAAAGCCGCCAATGAGTTTTTCGTCTAAGAAGATTTGTGGAACCGAACGTGCTGTTGGAACTGATTCTAGTAAATCTTCCTTGGTGTAGCCATCACCAATTTTCTTTTCTGTGTATTCAATACCTTTTGATTTCAATAACGCCTTTGCTTGGTCGCAGTAAGGACAGTTATATTTGCTCCAAACGATTGCTTTCATTTTTATACCTTTATCTCTCTCGGTGTACCCACTACAGCACCTTTGCCATACTGAGCTTGCAATAATTTTTTAGCCATAGCTGAAGTGGTAGATTGTGTGATAGTTTTTATTTGTAACACACTACCGTTATCCTGTTTGACTCTTATTATTGCTTCAAACGATTTGATAATATCAGAGGCTCGTACCATTTGTTTTCCTTATTATAACGCAGGCAATGCGTTATAGTCAATGCCTTCACTCATAACACCAATTACATAATTGGTACTTTCACTTTCCTGTAAGGCAGTTTGTTTCTTGCTAGTGTCACTATGTTTGTTAAACCAAGGAATAGGAGTACTCTTTGGTGATGTATTCCAGTATTTAATGCCAATCTGTTTTAAAGCATCAGATGCTGTATAATCAACAAAGTCTTTTAAGATGTTAGCATTAAGACCAATCACAGGGCCCTTTTGGAAAAGGTAATCTGCCCAGGCTTTTTCTTCACGAATAACATCTCTATAAATCTGCAAAACTTGCTCTTGACATTCTTGTGCAATTTTGGAAAAACGCGGATCTTCTTTAACAACTTGATTAATCAAATAAGCAGTCCAACCTTTGTGTAATAGTTCGTCTTGCAGAATCAAGCTAATGATGTTTCCGTTACCAATAAAAATCTTATTCTCTACCATAGCAAGACTAGTAGCAAATGAAACCATAAAGCGGAATGCTTCTAATGCGTAACTCGCATGTAAAGCGAGCCAAATGGCCTTGATATGAACCTCTTCAGGTACCACTTCGCCAAGCTCTTTCCTGCTGTTGATGATATGCAACTCATCGTAATAACGTCCAATACTTGATGCCATATCGACAATTTCTTTAGTGTCATGGATTGTGTTGAATACTTCTTTGGGTACATTATATATGTTCCTAATGATGTGACTGTAACTACGACTATGAATGTTAGTTTCAAAAAATGTCCAGTTATAAACCAATGCTTCTAATTCTGGGAGAGAGACTACAGGGGCAAATACTTGGCTTGGTCCTCGACCTTGCAAACTATCTAGTGCTGTTTGACGCAAAAGGTTTGAAGTGAAGATATGCTTAACTGCTTCACTAGCATCTTTAAAATCGTTAGCATCTTTACTCAATGTAATTTCTTCCGGGACCCAAAAGAACCCACGTGCTGTTGTTTCAAAGTCTGCAATCTTTTTATACTTTACTTCTTCAAAACGCTGAATAGTAACTGGACCTGCTGGGTCTAGAAACATCTTGCGGTTTAGGTAGTCTGTCTTTGTGTTTAAGTTATATTGTTGTTTACTCATTGTTTATCCTGTTTTGTTAGTGTTGGATCATTCCAAATATTTCTATTATATACAACTGACTCTTTTAAAAGTCTCCAAGTTTTTTCTTGCGGTGTTTCAGTCCATTCAAAAAATAAACTATTCATTGGCGGTCTACCAGTTGACTCGTCATATAAATTACGATGAAGGATATATGACTTTAGCCATATTGTTTTCCCACTGGTCATTTTAGTAGGTAACCAAGCAAACTTAATATTTTCCACTAGCTAATACTATTTTACAAATATGCTCTAATCTTTCAATATGCTCGTAAGCACGCCATGGACTAGTATCAATTGCTACAACACCGTGACCTTTAATTCCTACGATATCATAGTCAATGTTGCCGTAGTGGTCTAACTTTAGATTTTCGTGGCAACGATCTGCAAGCTCTTGACTGATAGGGGGAACATCGCCTACATTTGGCGCAACCTTAGTATAACGACTTAGTTCTGGAAAACTATCAACAATGGTGCTCAAGTCAATGCCGGCGTGCATGGCAGCAACACAATATGTAGGATGCACATGTACAACAACCCTAACATCATTGCTGTGCTGACCCATGTTTTTTTGTAGGCCAAAGTGTAAAGGAATCTCGCCACTTGGTTTTAATGCACTACTGATTTCAGTATAAGGTTCGTCACGCCACATCAAACTACTAACAATCTTAATCTTCTTAAATTGATCAGGTTGTAGTGTTTGTTTACGTACACCGCTAGGTGTAATATAAAAGTGATCACGGTCGTGATGGCGGATACTGACATTACCATCACGACTAGTAATCCAGTTACGCTTGTAAGCGTCTACCATAATATCACATATCGTCTCTAGCATTTATATGATCCCAATTAATTATTTTCCATTGATTTTCTAAATATTTCTTTTTATCTGCTTGGTAATCCAATGCCCAGGCATGTTCCCACCAGTCTATTAATAATACAATATCTTTTTTGATTTCATGATTTTTAATAGTTTTTATTTTGCCACTTTTACTAAGATAGACCCAACCACTGCCTTGTATACTCATTGCTTCTTTTAAAAATTCATCTTTAAAATCATTAAAAGATTTAAAATGTTTGTTAATAAATTCTTCTATTTTACCAGTTGGAACATTTTTATTATTTGGTGATTGATATTGTTGAAACAATATATTGTGCAAAAATACACCAGCTTCATTAAAAAATGCATCGCCTTCTCTTTTATTATATCTTTCAGCGTAGGTCTTTGCTAATTTTTCATAATGATAATTTAACGTGTCTTCTGATATACAAGGATTTAGATCTTGTTTTTTATAAGGTAAAGGTTTAATAGATAGTTTATCACTCCTACCTTCTGTTATGAATCCTTTTATGAAGTCATAACTCATAGTTTACATGCCTCACAATCTTCGTCTAATTCTTCTTGATGATAGCCGTTAACATAAGTCCCTAGTGCAGGTGCTACTTCTTCTTGCACTTTACTTCCTGCTTTATTAATTAGACTGTAGTAGAATGTTTTCAATCCCCACATGTGTGCCTGCATTAAATTCTTAGCAATCAATGTAGTTGGAACTTTTCTATCTGGAAAGTGTGCAGGATTGTAGAATGTATTTGTACTAATACTTTGATCTACATAGGCTGCTAATACTGACGCAGTCTTTAGATAACCGTCACAGTCTTTCTGTTCCCACATTAACTGATACTTATTTTTTAATTTTTGATATTCAGGAACAACTTGTGTAAATGAGCCTGCTTTACTTTCTTTAGTTGAGATCAAGCTCATAGGCATTTCTATTCCATTAGTACTATTAATAACAACACTACTAGACTCAACTGGAGCAATAGCCATAAGAGTAGCATTTCGTACACCATGTTCTTTCATCTCCTTACGTAAGGTTTCCCAGTCAAGCTCAGGAGTAAAGTCTGCCAGTTCATTAACACCTTTAGAACGTGACTCCCATGGGAAAATGCCTTGGCCGTATCGGGTATGTGAGCTATGCTGACAAGCACCTCTTTCTTTGGCCAATTCAACAGTTGCTTCTGTTAGATAGAACGCTTGATGTTCCATCCAACTCTTAACTTCTTGTAGTGCATCTTTCTCACCGTACTTGTGTCCACGTTTAGCATGCCAATAGGCAAGATTAGTAACACCAATACCTAGAGGTTGGATTTCATCATTACTGAGTTTAGATTGTATTGATAAAAAGTCTTGGTAGTCCAATATATTGCAAAGGCTACGCTGAAGAATACGGCAAGCGCGACGCATGTCTTCCGGATTACGGAAAGCACCCCAGTTGATTGATCCCAACGTGCATAAAGCGATACGACCAGAATCGTCATCCAAACGTTTAAAGGGCTTAGTAGGTAGTAAAATTTCACAGCAAAGGTTACTCTGATAAATGGTATGATATTCAGGATCGAAAGGACCTTGATTCATCACGTTGTCAATAAACACTAGATAGATACGTCCAGTGTCAGTTCTTTCTTTTAGTATACCGCTTTTAAATACTTCCTCAGCACTCATAGTCTTCTTACGAAGGCCGGCTTGCTTCTCATATTTGACATATAATTCTTCAAATAACTTAGTATCCTTGTAGAAAGCCTCGTACAAATCAGGTACTTCATTAGGATCAAAGAAAGTAATATTTTCTTGATTTTTAAAACGACGCCAAAAGAACGCTGATAATACAACTCCGTAGTCCATGTGTCTAACGCGAGTTTCTTCAGTTCCTTGATTGTTCTTAAGGACAATAAGATCGTCAAACTGATGATGCCAAATAGGATAGAAAACTGTAGCAGATGCGTTTCTAATACCACCTTGACTGCAACTCCTTAAATCACCAAACCATTTCTTTAAAAATGGAATCATGCCAGTGTGCATGATTTCTCCACCTCTAATAGGACTACCTAGAGGACGTAAACGACCAATTTCTAAACCTATGCCAGCACGTTTACTAGCATACTTAGCCATCATTTCGCCACTAGCAAAAATGGAGTCAAGATCATCATCACTGCGAATGAGTACACAACTACTGAACTGCTTAGTGGGAGTGCCAAGCCCAGCAAGAACAGGAGTAGCGAGAGTAAATAGACCGTCAGAAGCCGCATTGTAGTATTCCTTTATATAACGCATACGAGCACTATTAGGCTCTTCTTTATGGAACACAGTAGCAGCCGCTACCATGTAACGTATTTGTGGGGTCTCATAAATTTCTTTTGTAGCACGATTACGTACTAGATATTTTTCAATTAGTTGTTCAATAGCCGCATAAGAATATTCTTCATCCTTATCATGCTCCAACATATCATTCATTTTTTCCCAATCTTCTTCTGTGTACCACTGTAGAAGTTCTGGAGTATATAAACCAATATCTATATTTTTCTTAACTATTTCGTAGATGTGTGGGACTTGATAATCACCATACACATCTTTACGTAACATACTTAATCTTTGTTTTCCTGCAACATATTGATAGTTGGTGTGTCCAATGTCTGGGTTGTGTTCAATGTCAATTAAATCAACGATAGCCCTTAATGTGATCTCATCTATTTCTTTTGTTGTAATTCCGTTGTAGAAATGCGGCTGTGCTTTGATTTCAATCATTGACTGACTTACATCTGCTATCCCTGCACATACTTTAGCTACCTGTGCCTGCCACTTCTCTATCAGTAACGGTTCCTTGCTTCCATTTCTCTTTGTTACTGTGATGGTCATTCTATCGCCTCTGTCTTTATTAGATTTTTTATTTATGGTAAAGAAATTTCTCTACCAAGCAATTTTTACTTGTAGTCTGGCAATGGTGTTGCCGTTTGTAGCACTAACTCTTCCGGTAATTCTAACTCTTCTACCACTTCTCCGTATCGGTAGTTAAGTATTTTATTATCGATGCAACATGTATTATATACTGTTTTATTTGATGTGTCTAGATAGGTCCGTATCTCAATTTGACTTTCATTAAAACGCTTAGTTAATTTTAGCGTGTGCCCAATCATCAAATTGATGGTTAAATCATTATATTTTCCATCTTTGATGATTTGCCAAGGGTCGGGCCAAGTATCAACTCGATATGGGTCTAGATGTTTATTTACCAAAGGAGCCATAGACCAAAACTTGATTGTATCTTCAATTGGGCTATGGCTCTCTTCTAATTTATTTCTAAATTTTTTCCAAATGGTAAATTGTTTTTCGTAACTATTTTGAAACACTTATTTCCTATTATACAAACGCTCGATAGCTGTTAACTATAGTAACCTTATATGTGATTGATGCTTCACCGCCTGGACCTGTAGGATTAGAATATCTAACAATCAAAGTAGGACGATCCTCAACGCTTTCATCCAATGTTGTTGGATTTATCTTTACTGATGGAAGGTTACTCACTGTTGCATAAAATTGTACATTACCACCTATACCATTTCCAATTGTTTCTGTTATACCATAATATACAAAGTCATCATCAAGTGTTGGTTTAATTATTCCACTTGCCATGTCTGGGTGTACAGAAATAGTAAGTGTTCCTACTCTATAGAGATCGTTTGACGATTTTCTTATAACATAGTCTATGATTATTTTTGAAGATGACCAAGCAGGTGTCTTAAGTAAAATTTTTGGAGTTACAACAGGTGTACTATCCAATAATGCCAACGATCTTGAAGGATATGAAACATTGTTTATTCCTAAAACATCTGGCAAGTAAGCGACTAATCTACTTGGTGAACTAGTTTTGTTTGAATCAATATCAATTATAGAGATATTTCTTTGAAAATAATCACCGTTACTATAACTATTTGAAATTCCAAAATCTATAACTGGAGTAGTTGGCTGACTTTGTTCAGCACTATTATTTCCTACATCATAAAATTTATTATTCAAACTTCTATGTCCGCTACTTGAAGAATTATTGAAAACTTTAAAAGCTTCTGCATCAACTTTATCAAAAGTACAATTTTCTACAACATAGTCCTGTGGACCAAAATTTTGACCAACAGTGTTAGTACTAGTTTTTGCTAAGGTCAAGCCTCTAAATAAATTAATAAATGAGCACTGATTAAAAGTCAATTTATTTGAATCATAATCACAATAGATAGCATGAGCAATTTTTGTAAACTTACAGTCAGTGAAAAGAACATTGTCAGTGGTCACTGCGCCAAGTCCTCTTATTAGGATAGCACTACTAGAGCCAGCAATAACAGGACTTATTTCTTCTCCGTCACCATTTTCCCATGTGCCAACAAACTTACATTTGTTAAAATGACTATCTCTTAGACAATCAATAAATGCAATAGGGGTTTGATTGGATATTGCAGGATCACGTTGTAGTGTTACTCCCTCAACATATACATTGCTAGGAGCATTATCACTATTCATAAATTCAAACTTTTGATATGTACCAGGAGTACTTGATGTAGCCACAGTTTGAAATATTGGTTGAGAAGGAGCTATCTGATATATGATTGTGTTATCAGGACCATCACCAATTAAATTAAGATTAGATGGCACATAAAGAGCTGAACTAATTTTATAAATGCCTGCTGGAATTCTCAATTTAATATGACTTCTAGCTGAAGTTTTATTAATAGAATTTAGATATAACTGATCTATTGCACGTTGTAATGCGGCAGTGTCGTCAGTACCAATGCCGTTAGAAAAATCGCCTTGAGCACCAAAATCTCTAACACTTGCGATGTCATCTAGTTTTTGTTGTAGACTTCTACTATATGGTGCATTACTATCAACACCTGTTTGAAGAACACCATCAGAATAGGTATATGCGCCTAGAAGACCAAATATATTACTGCGTTCAGTAAGTATTTCTGTATTACCAACAAATGGAGAGCCTTCGCTAACGGAACCATTTCCAATATAAAGTTGTTGGGTATCTACAGCCCAACCAAATTCTCCACCACTTAACTGCGGTAAATTAGTTTGATTCTTTCTGCCCCTACGGACTTGAATTTTTGATATTTGCACAACGGCCATAGTAAGATATCCTTTAATTAAAGATATTTATCTGCTTAGCCTTGATGATAGTTCTTGTAGTAGTCCTCAACTTTATTAAGCCAAAGATCTTCATATCTTGCAAAATCTTGGGGCAAAAGATCAAATTGTTGATAGGTTTCTCCGCCTATTTTAACAGGATCATCACCTCTACTGCACATGAATACTACACCCCTACGAATGTTAGTTCCATATACTTCGTTGTGTGCCAATATATATGCTGTTAATTGTAAAAAATAATCTTCTACCCATTCGCGCTTTTTGGGTTTATTAGTTTGCTTATGATCCATTACAGCTGGTTCACCATCGTAAACACCAACTAAGTCTGTAGTTCCAGAATACAACCCTGGAAAATAAAGACTTTGTTCCATAGCCCAAACTTCATTTACTTTGCTCAAACCATTGTTAATGATTTGATCCGCCATGGCATTTGCTTTAACATGTACTGGATTATTGCCGGGCATACGTTCAACACCAGCTAAAAATCTTTCAATGTTAGAGTGCATGGCAGTACCAACACCACTAGCTTCTTTAGTTATTTGTTTTGCATTTTCTTCACCAACACGTTTACGCCATTCATTCAAATGCGTCATATCCTTGGTAGCTCCAAGAATTGTTGTTACGCTTGGTGTAGTATCTCCGTCTGGAGTTTGATATACTCTTTTTCCATTTAAATTAATTTGAACACAATTTTTATACTGTATTCTTTCAATAAAAGGTGGAGGCTGTATTATTGTTATATTATCCATATAACCATTATAAATGATTTAGGTTAATTTGTCAAGCCAGCTTGAGCGGCTGAGCTTGCGGCTTGTTGTGTTGTTTTGGATATACCTTGATCAGTCTTTTCAAGGTCTGGTTGGTCTGGTAAAGTTTCTTTTGGAGGTTCTTTACTGGTGTTTAGAGTAACACTACTACCATCATAATTTCTAATTAGCTGCCTTAGAGCTGGACTTTTTTCAACTGCCTGATCAATGATGTTACGATTCACAGAACCGTAACTACCAGATCTTTGTAATAATTGACTTAGTGCTTCATAACTGATTTTTGCTACACTATCTTCTTTGTCGTACTTGTTTAAAGATAGTTGTAGCAAATTTTCTAAATCACCAATGAAGTCTTCGCCTTGATCAAATTCACGTAATAGCATTAGCGAGACAATTTAAACATTAAACTATTGCCTTCTGTGATAGATGGCATACGGAACTGACGGCTTTCACGCTTTTCACGGCCAGCAACTTCATCACCACCTGCGGCTGCATCACTTGCTCCAAATTCATCAGCACCAACGTCTGCTTCTAAATCATTTGCAAATTCGTCACCTGTAGGTTCTGCCATATCTGCGGCAGGCTCTGCACCAATTGTTTCTGGATTACCTTCACCAGTTAAAACATTAACACCTGCTTCAACGGCTGAACGTGTAGTTTGTAAATGATCCATTGCGGCCTGTAGTGCAGGAGTAACAATAGCGCCAAACTCCTCAGCGGCTTGATCACCTAATGTATCTTTAATATCATCAGCAAGTGCAACCATTGTTTTAGTCATCATAGAACCAACATCTTCTAACATGTTCTTGATTTTGTTCTGCATGTCAATTGCGGCTTGCACCACACCTGCTTGCTTTGGATCAACTGCTTCAGCAATAGCAGATGCACGTTCTTCTAAATGTTGATTGATAACATCTAAAATCATTCGATCACGATTGTAGTTTTCGTTTTCAACGTTTTCGTTGAAACGTCCTGTACTTTCCTGCTGACTTAGTTTAGTACGAATCTTGTTACGGAAATCCTCTAACTGCTCAGTAGTGTATTTGTCCAAATTGATCTTGGATCCATATCTTTTAGTGAAGCTTTCGCTTAAAAACTTAGCTGTCACTGGCTTGTTAAAATCTGTAGTTTTCATAGGGGTGTCCTAAATTTATTATGAGTATTTATTAGATTTCTCAATGCTTCTTAGGGAGTTGAGTAACCTTGAATACGAAATGTTCAAAGAATCCATGTGGTTTTTATGTTTAAGTCTAGATTCTGTTAGTCTTATGTGATAGTGCTGTATACCAAACAAGTCTTTCTTTTTCAAAGAACTAGTAAAACGCTGTTCAAACAATGTTTTATCAAAGTCTGCAACGCCTGCATATCTGTCATCAGATAGCCATTCGTTCTTAACAGTTCTTCCAGAAGCCAGTGCATTAGCTATAAGCACGGCTGTTTGCAAATAATACAAATTAGAGTATACTTTTTCCTCAAACTTATTATACACTGTATAACCAGTATTTTCAAGTACAATTTCGTAATTCTCTAATTTAATTCCACGATCAGTTTTCATTGGAACAATGATTCCTTGAGAACGTAGGTTTTCTTTAACTTTATTTTTTAAAGTTTGAAGTTTTTGTATTAGAGCACGTTCTTCTTTAATCATTGCTGTTTCTTTGCTTGTTCGTATTGTTGTACTGCTAGAGCTGCCTGAGCTTGTTGCTCTTCAGCATCATCCATTGCAACGGCTGTTTGTGCTGCCTGCTGACTTGCCCCTGCTACGGCCTGTGCTATTTGAGGAAGAGCCATAGCAATGGCTGTTCCTGGATCTGGTGGCGGAGCAACTCCTGGAACCAACGGCAAAGCCTTTTTAATCTTAGTTCCAATAGGCCTGTCCGCTAAACGATTAGCATGTACTAGTTTTTCTGATATTATTTCGTGCCAACGCATATTTAAAACTTCATTAAAATTACGATAATAGTACTTATGACACCAGCAACAACTGTACCTGCTGTGCCAATCATAACTTTAGTCATGCTATGCTGGCTATCCTGTATAGTTTGAGCTAAACTGCTTACCTTGGTTTCGATACTACTTAGACGCTTTTCTAGCGAATCGTATCGAGATGCACATAATTCTACATGCAACTCTAAATTATCCTTCTCCAGCTCTTTTGTAGACATCGACGCTCTCCAAATTATTAGTATTATTTATTTGACAATGCTCACAAAAGTATTGGGGTGATTGCCTTTTGTTGTAATAATTGCCTGTTTTTGCTGTTTTACTTCATCTAAACCAGTCAAAATAGGCACTTGATGCAGGTCTTCTTTGAGTAATCCCAAAGGATCAACATCTGTAGCATACACAGCATCTCTATCTGTTTCCACCACCATGGTCCAACGATCTTTATCAAATTTTGGGGGATCTACTATTGTAAAGTTTGATCTCAGTCCTAAGACTTGATGAAACGTCATGTAATTTTTAAATTGATTAAACTGTTTTTCTGTACCGTGCTCTTGACGTTTTACACCTGTATCAGTTATGTCAATTGTCGTGCTAATCTGAATTCTTTCCATGTGTATATTTAACGGCCAAAAAGAAAGGGCCCTTATAAAAAGAGCCCTTCTATTAGCTTACGTTAAAATTAAGCTGGGTTCTGATCAAAATCAGCTACTAGTGCCATTGTTGTATTAGCTTGACCGCGATATGTAGCACCTGGTGTTAATACACCAGTACCTTGTACAGCGACATAAACTGTGTCAGTTACACCAGCTTCAAAAGCTGTGATACCTGCTACTGTCACTGCGTCATCTACTCCTTTTGTGCCACCTGCTGTTAACAATTGAATCATTTCGTTCAATTCAGCTTGTGTCATATCTGTGTTTGCTAAACTAATGATGCGAGTACGTGGGCCTAGACCGTTACCTGCTTTAACTGCGTAATTAACTGCTGTAATTCCTGCTGACATAATTTTTCTCCTTAATCGTATGTCACATACCACGCTCCGTGGTTTGTTACTATTATTTATAAAGCTAAGGAAAAATCAGGGGAAATAGGGATTATTTGGGATCTTTTGCATTGCCCTCAATAATTTTGAGAGTTCTAGCGGTTTCTTTACTGTCGCGAATTTTACGTATACCACGTGTGAACTTGCTGGGGTCAGCACTGCGTATACTATTAATAAAACGCTTTTCTAATTCAAATGCAGTTTCAGGATCAAACTGCTCTTTAATTAGAGATATTAAATTTACTGCTGAGTCAATTATATGGTTTGCACGACTCTCAATGACACTTTCTGTATGTTTCTTAGCGGCAAACTCATTTAATTCTTCTAGCAGACTCTTCGTCGAACGTTTCATTAATTATTTCCCTTTAAAATATTTAACCGTTTTTGTAGTATAGCAGTTTTTTTGTAAGAAATCTAGCCAGTACCTTATTGTGCGATGCCACATGTACTTTACTAAATACTCAGTAGAAACACTGAGTTACTACACACATTATATACACACGGAGAATAATAATGAAAACAGTATCACAAAAGATGCTAGTCATCTTAGAACGTTTGGCAGAAATGTTTCCAGACAGCTCATATCAATCACGCTTGGATTATTATCTAAGTACTAAAGGCATTACCGATGCCGCACAACTCGAAAAATACATCAACGAGTTTAACTATTCTCACAAGGAACAATATCTATGAAAATGATCATTAATTATATTTGGTCCGTAATGGATTCATTTGGTCGAGCTCGTGCCGCTAGTTACTTTGCTCGTATTGGCGATTACGAATCAGCTAGACGTGTAATGGCCGAATAAGTTTTAAAGTAAATAAGCCATGCAGTTGGTTTATATACATGGTGCTAATGCTACCAGTGAAAGTTTTAATTACATCAAAAGTAAGTTGGGCTCTGGCATCAATATAGATTATGACAGTCGAAATGGATTTGAAAATAATCTAAATGATATGATTAAACAGCTATCTGGTGTCAAGGACATAGCATTTGTAGCACACAGTTTGGGCGGTATCTATAGTTTACACATTGCCAATACTTTGCCAAAACAAGTATTGGGTGCAGTAACATTAAGCACTCCTTACGGTGGGGCTGAAGTAGCTGATTATGCTCAATACTTTTTACCGTTTAGTAGATTGATGCGTGATATTGGTCCCAGCAGTTGGGCTATGAAACAGGCTAATAAAATTAAAATACAACATCCATGGACTAATATTGTTACCGTAAAGGGGCAGAGTCCATTTATGTTGGCGCATAACGACGGTGTTGTAACCATTGCCAGTCAAAAATATCATGAAGATATGGAATTAGTAGAAGTAGGGTATAATCACTACGAAGTAGTTCTTAGTGATGAAGTGGTAGAGATTATTAAGGAACGAGTAAAAAAGTTCAAGAAATAAGTTGCTTTTAAGTAACTAGGCATATATAATAGTACACATACACGGGAGACACTATGTTTATCACACCAGAACAAGTAATCAAAACAATTCAAGACGCCAAGCGCACCGCTGTCAACACAGTTGTGTTTAACGACACTGTCAAACAAAGCCTACATGCTTATATTGACGCACAAGAACAATACGCCAAAGAAATAACAAAATTATCTTTTGACATTACTACTGCGATGTTGAAAGTTCCGTTTGCATTTGCAAACAAATAAGCAGTAAAGACATACACACATAAAGGAGAAAAATATGTCAGATTTTACACCAAAACTACCAGAAGTTAAATTTAACAAGAACGGTTATGAAATCCGTACAGACATCCTAAAGATGGCTAAGGATCTAATCAGCGATGACTTCCATGTCAAATTTTCAGGTTGGGAAATGACTGCGAAACGTGACGAGAAGACTGGTCAGATTGTAACCACAGTTGGCATGCCAGAGCATCCAGGCCTTGAAAAAGTTCTTGAGACTGCTGAAAAAATGTACGCATTTGTTAACAGCGGCGCAAAGAAATAATTAAAAACTAGCATAGCTATCAAGTAGGTTGATACTATAAAAACACAAAAGCCACCCTAGGGTGGCTTTTTGTTTGAATACTAAATTAATTATTGGTTGTCAAGTGTAACTGTAGTATTCAATACGGCTGATCCAAATGTCCACTTAGCAGTTGCGCCACTAGCGAACTGTGCGCCAGCAGAACTGGTACCACCCCAAACGTTTGCGGCTGGAACCAATGTACACTTACGATTACTAATCTTTGTAACAAAATATGTACCGCCTGCGCTGTCAGTTGCTCTAATGCTCATTTGTCCATCAGCTAGATTTTCAGTAGCAACAAGTTTTAAAATTGCTGTGCCATCTGCTGTCTGTACTTTGAAACGACGTGAGCCTACTTGCTTAATAACATCTCCAGCTGTGTTATCACTACCGCCAGGAATTTGTGCTTCACACATCAACCCATTTTGACGAGCAGTACCACTAGATGTTAAAGTAGCAACAGGGGTAGCACTTCCAGATCCTCCTGCAACACTACCGTTGAAAGTAATAGTTGGAGCACTTGTGTAACCAGAACCTGCTGATACAACTTCCACTGTATAAGCAGTTGCGCCAGTAACTATAACTCTTAGTACTGGTTTAGCTCCGCCTGCAACGTTAGGAGCACCAATTTGTGCCGCTGGAATTGGATATGTACCGTTTACTAGATCAGCCAATGTGCCAGCTGGAGCTGTTACGCTGGCGATGCTTTCTCCGCCTACGTTTGCTGTGCCAAAATCTTGATAGTTAGTATTGGCAAAATATTTTTTGTTTAATGGACGTCCCATTTGTTTTCTCCTTATGTTGACGTTCTAGGTCATACGCTGTGGGTACAGCATAAACTTGCCCTATGCAAGCTGACTGTATATTTACCTAACTTTGGCTAATTTTAAAAAGGATAATATGCGTATATAAATCCAACCTATATCTAGCTCAAACCAACGTTGTTTGAACTTGGCATTGGCACCATCTGCGTGATGATTATTATGTAGTTCTTCTCCGCCAATCCAAATAGCCCAAGGTATTAAATTGCGACTAGTATCTTTAGTATCAGTGTTACGATACCCAACCCAGTGTGCTAGACCGTTAATAACGCCTGCGGCCCAAAATGGAATCCATAACATCTGAATACCCCAAATGACTAGTCCCCACCCACCAAAAAGAACAAGGTTTATAACCAAAAGTATCATTATGCCTAAACGACTATGTGGGGTATATATGGCTTTTTCAATCCAATCATTTGGGGTTCCAACTCCTAGCTTTTCCACCATCTCTACATCTTTACTGGCTTTGTGATACAATCCTGCGCCACCAAATAATACACGCCAAATACCGTATACTTGTGGACTATGTGGATCTAATTCAGTATCACTGGCTTGATGATGTTTTCGGTGAATAGCAACCCATTGCTTAGTAACCATACCTGTTGTTAGCCATAACCAAAAACGCATGAAATGGTTAACTGCTGGATGGAATGTTACTGCTTTGTGTGTTTGTCCTCTATGCAAATATAGGGTAACACACGCTATAGTGATTTGTACCATCACCAAGGTATAGATAATTTCTAACATAGAAGTATTTACTTCTGAGTTAGCTGATTAACAAATTCTAATAAGAGCTCGTGATGACGTTTTTCGTGCCAATGCTTGGGCATCCAGGAATGATAATCATACCAAAACTTCTCACTTTCTGGATGGCATCCTATTAAACCTATACGATTTTGTATAATTGCCATGGGATCACCGTTAGCATAGGTAGCAATAGTTTCAAATTTATTGTTATTACCAACTAAGGCGCAACCATCATAAAAAAACATCCTTTCAGGATGCCCGTTCCATACAACATCTATTGCTTTAGCATGTGGACGACGTGTATCTGTATTTGGTCTAGTAATGTATTGTACAGCATCCACTTCATCTAAAATATCAAAGTAATAACTACCAGCCCAGTAAGCACCCATACAAATTCCAAGATAGTATCCGCCCCTACCAACAAAATTTAATATCTTTTGTTTGTTGGCTTTTAAAAGTCTATGCCAAGTTTCGCTATCGCCTTCACCTCCAGGAAAAGCTACTATATCTACATCATCAAAAAATACGTCCTCAACTTCTCTGAATCCAAAGATTTTAAAGTTGTAGTGTTGACCCAACGCCTGTATTATACCATTGCCACATTGTACTGAGCATTTGGGGTCATGCAAAAATAATGCGATTGTAGGTTTCATTTTAATTAAAAATGCTCACTTAGAACGCCATTCCGGGGCACGACTCCCATAACGTTCTGCCCAGCAGCCGGGCACACCTATGTAACGATAACGTCCTAAGGTAGGTGTTTATACGCTAAAACTACTTCCACATCCACAAGTAGTTTGTGCGTTTGGATTCCTTATTACAAATTGACTTCCGTCTAGGTCATCTTTGTAATCAATTTCAGCGCCTTGAAGATATTGCATACTCATACTGTCAATTAACAATTTATAGTTGTTATTCAACGGAATTTCAAAATCGTCTTCGTTTTGTTCCTCATCAAACGTAAAACCATAACTAAAACCACTGCAACCCCCGCCTTGTACAAATGTACGTAATGCTAGGTTGGGATTATTTTCTTCTGCTAGTAAATCTAAAACTTTTGTTTTTGCTGACTCTGTAATGTTAATCATAATATATTCCTGCTAGTCCGCAGCCAAATCTTGCCAAACCTTCAATCAAATCTTCAATGAGGACTGTAAGGATTTCGCGGGCGGTCATAACCATCCTCCTCTGGGTAAACTGGATATTCGTTTGGGTTCATTAATTACACCAACTTTGTTTTGCTTCACCAAAGTATTCTCGAGCAAAGCCGTTACGTATTAGTTCTGCACGTAGACTTTGACCGTCTAAAATCATATCACCTAGTACACGACCGCCAAATTTATCCCATCCATAAAGAACAACTTGACGTTTGAGTGATTTAGCCACAGCATTTTTAGTAAAAGCAGTTGCGGCCTGTCCTCGCTGATCTTCACTGGGACACTGTGCTCTATGTCCTTTTTCAGGCGTATCTACCCCGTAGACTCTAACTGCTAATTCTGGTTTAAGTGGGGCGGGAAGAAATGGCGCACTAATTACCACAGTGTCTCCGTCATTAACACGTATGATTTGTGCATCGTATATGACCCCTTGTGGGGTTTTTTGTGCCAGTGCCAAAGTTGGCACTAATAATAATATTGCTAACAATTTTTTCATAATTGACCCTAAAATTAACTCTTGTATTTATATTGTCTTTTCTGTGTATTCTGCTCTTTGCCAATTTAACAAATACTGTGCTTTCCAGTGATTCTGATCAAATCCTTTTAAATTCTCCCATTGATCTCGTTGTTGCCAAATCCTTTTGGCTGCATCAATCCAATCAGTGTGTCTTACAGTCCATTCAAAATCCACCATACGATTTTTGAAATATTCATAATCACAATGATCATACTCTATATGTAGCACTTCATAGACTGTGCCGTCTTCTGCGACAGAATCTAGCGCAAAATCAAAACCCCATTTGCGTTTTGTTTTTAATAACAAGTCAACTTGTGGAAAATGGGGTTTCAGTTCAAATAATTGCTTGGCAGCATCCTGATCATAGTCACACCTGCATAAAAATATACTGTGATCTAAAATTAAGGGAATATTTGAATATTCTAATTCAAACCAAGGTTCCTGCCAACAGTGATGATTTAATATAGGATAGTTGATGGGATAGTCCATAGCTGAATAAAACTTTTGTTCAGCTAAATTTAATTCAAATCCGTCCTTGTCATAATATTGAAAATCTAATGGTTCTAATATTTCAACACTCTTTGTACAACTTGGATTTGACATCAGTGATACATCAAATCTACGAAACATTATGGCGTCTAACTTTCTATTTTAATCAAAGTTTCCTAACATGCGTTTTTGTTCAATGTCATTTTTTCTAGCGTAATCATCAATGGCCAATGCTAATTGAAAATCTAATATGGTCAAACCTTCGACATCAAATGTAGTTGTTTCTACAGTGACCTCAGCAACATCTTGTGTGACTTTGGCAAAATGATCTAATTTTTCAGATAGGTCATTAATATGTTCAATGAACTCTTCAGCTTGTCTATGATCCTGTGCCACATATTGAGCTTTAAGTATGCGATGATCTAACATTTCCCAATCAGGTAAAAATTTAGACTTTAAATCGTTCAATGATTCCTTATTAGGGATGAACTCTTCTAGACTATTAGATCTAAATTTACCTTCTATAATATCAATCCATTGTCTCATTGTGTTCTGTCCTTGTTGTCTATGGCCCCACCTGTAACCCAGGCTGTACAGCTACGATCACCAGCACATTTAAAATGTAAAAAGTTACAGTAGCCTAGATCAGCTTTATGTATCGTTGCCATAGCGTCTGTTTCTTTACTGTCACCTTTGATTCCATCTTCAATACACTGCCACATCTTATCACTGACATCAAAAGCCGCACAGTTGCCACACTTCATTGTACGAGCAGTTTTTTCTGTAATACCCCAACGTTTGGCAGCATCCTTCCAATATGACTCTGATTCGTCTGGATTAGCAGGCCCATAGTAATATTCGTCTATGGCTTTCTGACGATTCTTTAAGTTGACATCTAGATCATGTGTAGCAATAGGACAGCCTTTGTTGGCCGCTTCTAAAATAGTTATATATTTTCTCATCATAGTTCATCCCATCCTATAGCCCAGCATTGTTGAGTTGAGTTAGTAGTTGTAGTTACAGCAATAAGAAACTCGTAATTTACACCTGTGAATGTGTTACGTTCTAACTGAAACTTAAAAGGAAATCCAGCCAGTGATGGTGCTATACTAGCCTGATTAGTGGCTATAACATACCCTTCATCAATCAGCCTACCGTTAGTATAACTAGTGGGTGTTAGGTTGTATTCTACTGAAGATGTTGTGCCAGTGTCTTGCCATTCGCCGCCAGTGGTGATAGCCTGCTGTATAATAAAATATTGATAATTGGCTCCAGTTAATGGAGCAAAACTAAAATTAGTAGGCACTACTATAGCGTTATTTCTTCCTGCTTTGAGTCTTATACTGATCATAGGGACAGCAGTGTTGACCTGTGCTTGGTTAGTAGTTCTTGGTGCGGTTATGTTATGGCCAATAACTCTGGGGCGACCTATGAGTTCATAGCCGCCTTCTGATATCACAGATTGGCAGATAAATTTTAGTGTGTCGCTGACGCCTGTAGCACTGGTATTTTCTATCTCATAGCGAATGGGCAGTCGTGCTGTACCCATATAGGTTGTAGTTATGCCAGCGTTGTTAGCATGATCCCATCTATGGCAGGGTATAAACTGTCCGTTTATTACAAAGCCCATAGTCACTGATCCTACACCTAACCATTCTAAGTTGATATAAAGTATCTGTGATGTGGCTAGATCTAATACAATCTTATCTGCATCTGTGCCGTCTAATTTACTGATGTTCCAATCTTCTTTGGCAATGCGTGTGGTTTGTAAACTACCGCTAGAACTACTTCTTCGTACAAAGTAAACATTTGTGCCATCTTGTTCTAGATAGAAACCATTTTCAGTATCAAAGTATCCCACACGCTGTCTCAGTCCTGCGCGGGACTGTGCCATACAGAATGTTTCTAATACTAATAAACTCTTACCTGGTTGGTAAGCAAACGCTCTTGTACTTTCTCTATAGACCTTGCTTCCATTAGAACCATCCACAGTCATTGCTAACGCACTCGAGTCAGAGTTGTGTTGTGTAGTTCCGCCACTGGCTGTAAAATTAACAAAACCGTCGACGTTGTCATAGTACTTGCTGGAGTTGTCAAATAAGGTAAACGGTTCGCTGGTACGAAAGCGACCAAATGCATCAGTGGCTGTAGGACCTAAAGTGGTTCTAAGTATTGGTCTGCCTAAAACATCATACTGCATAGCATGATGCAAGTCGCTTAGGTTAGGTTCCCAAGGATGTACATAATTGGTACTATTAGGATGTAATATTGGCATATTAAGGAGTTGTGTTCCAAGGACGACCTGGTTGTAAACCGCCTACGTTAGGATTATCAACTACAGCGTTATCATCGTATTGTGTTGGCAACTCCGTTATATCATAAGTTGCTCTAGGGTTTCCATCTGCGGCTCTATCTATTGCCGCTTGATCCAATTTAGCTTTTTGTCGCAACTCTCTAGTTGCTAATTGTGCAATTCCATTAGCTGACATGTTGTGTTCCTGGATACATTGAAATACTATCTGTCCTAATATCTGCAGGATGCTTTGGGGCATTAGTTCCGCCACCTGCTTTAATAGTAACAGTTTCTATACTGGCAATAGCATCTGCTGGACTGTTATCGTAGGTGCCTGATTTAGCATCTACTAGATCAGAAATCTGATCAAATCTACGTGTTTCGTCATCATAGAACTCTTCAGCTGAAGGATTCTCTTTGCCAATTTCTTGTGTTTCGACTTGATCTATCAAATCTAAAACACCCCTAATAATTTCTGTTGCTCGCATATTCTTACCCCTAGACATCGTATTTAGCGTAAATATTAACACTATGAAACCAGTGTTGATGATACACGAAATCAAAGAAGAATTCTTTGATTTACCCTTAGAAAACTACATTCTAACATTTGATGACGGGCTTTACAGCCAGTATCACTACTACCCACGCTTCAAAGAAATACCCACTGAAAAGATATATTTCATCAGTTCAGGAATAATTTGTAATGGATCACAAAGTACAGAATTCCCTGCTTGTCACATCGCCCACGATAAAGCATTTCAAGGAAACTTTGAAGATTACATGACTTTAGATCAAATTAAAGAATTAATGAAGGATCCATTAGTTAGTATTGGTGGGCATAGTCATGTACATAAAAATCTAAAAGAACTAACAAAAGTAACGCATAGAGCCATGCACGTTATGAACGACACTAAACTCATGATGAATTGGTTCAAAGAAAATTTAAACTTTACTCCAACTAAATTTTGTTTCCCTTACAATGATGACAACGATGGTTTTTACGTGCCTGTTTTAAAGTCAGTGGGCTTTACAGAATTTTACGGCAAAGAACGATTGGCTATTGAAAACGTTGCCAATTAATCTTATTCCAAAGTCTTTCATGTAGATAATACAAAATAGTATTTGCTATCAGTTGTATTACTGCGATAGTACCTGCTATAGTTAAGTCACTGGATATAAGCCAGCTGATTAAAAAAGTAGAACCACTTCCAGTTAATCGCCAGCTTATTGTTTTAACTATACTACGACGTGGACTTTCATTCAAGTCCCATCTCCTTACGAATCTTTGTAGCACTTATGTTAGTGATACTTTCATCAAATGTTTCTTGTTCTATTTTATACCCAACGTCTCTACCATACGTGATGTTAGTAATATTAGGAACTAACATAACTTGAAACTGTCCTTGATAAATTGGTTCAAGGTCACGTTTAATATTACGCACAACTTGGAAAAAGTCAAACGGATTGCTTCCTTGCCATCCTTGGCAATCCCTCACCATGATACACACTTGACCAGTCTTAGCGATAGCACGTTCAAATAAGGCGCGATGTCCTTTATGCCATGGTTGCCAACGTCCTAACATTTGTACAGTTTCTTTCTTGTTGTCCCAACGTGGACGTCTACGATTGTCAATTATGTGTTCAGCAATAAAGTCTACCCATTTTTCTGCCCACTGCTCTGTAATACGAAAATCATAAATCTCAGGTTCTACGAACATCTTGTTAGTGTCTTCGTAACGTCCTTCATCTATAGTGTCTACCCATATAGTCCAGTCAGCTTTAAAGTTATTACGCATTTCGACCAATGGAGCAACAAAGTCTACAATACAATAATCTGTGTTACTTGTGTCGGCCAATTCACGCATGCGGTGACTTTGTCTAATACGACCTTCACGACTAAAATCCCAATCGTCAAAATGTCTACGAACTTCATCAGCGTTAAGCCATCCCACAGTTTTTTCGTATCCTTCTAAACGTTTTTTCAAACGTTCTGCTAGATATGTTTTTCCAGCTCCTGGCAATCCCATAATTAAAATTCTTTGTGTCATAATAGATGCATCCTTTGATTTATTTATTGGTGATAACTGCGTACATAAATATTTCCATGAATCATTGTTTAATTTTTGGTGTTACCAACGGCGGAATTTTTAGAGCTACTGGTGCTCATAGAATCGCTAATCATCTTAGACTTCAGGGTTGGGACTGTGAAGTTGTAGATTTTATTGAATATTGGTCGTTTGATCAAATAAAAGAACTATTATTATCTAGGGTTAATGAGAATACAAAGTTCTTTGGTTTCTCTATTACATTTAATCTAACAAAAAATGAACAATTATTGTTAAATTTGGTTAATTGGGCAAAGGAAAAATGGCCTAATCTGAAATTTATTTCAGGCGGTCATAGCGTTCCTTTTTTCCCTGCACCATTTGATTATCACATAATGAGTTATGCTGAATTTGCACTAGATGAATTATTAAAATGGTTATTTTCAAATGGTGTAACTCCGGTATTTGATCCATTGCTTAAGAAAGGCAACATGGAGGTTATTAATGCTACAGTACACCTTCCTTCTCATCCATTTCCTGAAGCAGTTATAAAATATGAGCCAAGAGATTTTATGACTCCTACAGATCATGGAGTTATAGAATTCAGCAGGGGTTGTATTTTCCAATGTAAATTTTGTAACTTTCCTGTCTTAGGCGTTAGAGGAGATTATACCAGATCAGCAGAAAGTGTCTATGAACAAATGATGTTTAATTATGACAATTATGGCGTACAAGATTACGGAGTAAGCGACGAGACATTCAATGACCGTACTGAGAAAATTGCAAAATTTGCAGATGTAGTTGAAAAACTACCTTGGAAACCATATTTTAGTGCATTTATTCGTGCTGACTTGTTGATATCAAGACCTAGAGATAGAGAAGAACTTTTAAGACTTGGGTTACACGCACACCTGTATGGTATAGAGTCGTTTAACGCACAATCTTTAAAATACATTGGAAAAGGTATGGCTCCAGATAGGCTTAAAGAAGGTCTTATCGATGTAAGAAACTATTTTAAAAAACATATTGGACATAGATTTCGAGCATCAATTAATTTGATAGCTGGGTTACCTCATGAAACACTTGAAACTATGGAAGAAACTTGTCAGTGGATACACAAAAATTGGTTAGATCAAACTGTTACTTGCCAGCCTTTACGAATTAATAAAGACGACGAGCCGCGACCATCGATCGTTGATGAATCATATGATACATTAGGGTATATTGAAATGACACCTGAAGAGCAATATGCGGCAATCAATTCTAGAGACGGAGAAGCATGGGTTCATTTAGAATATGGTCATTTTGAACTTCTTGAAAGAAATCGCATATGGAAAAATGAACATATGAATTGGTATCAAGCTGTGTCATATTCTGCTAAAATTAATGGGGGTGGAAAGAAATTTGGAAACATTGAAAAAGTTTATCCATTACACATGCCTCTAGTTTATTCAGATAAGTTTGGTAATATATTGACCACAGATGAAAAATTAAAACTATATGGAAAGAAAACTAGGGAAGCTGAAGAAGGCGCAAGGGTATACATACAAAATTATATATCTAAAAAATTAAGTCTTTAATATGTCTATACATTTTCCCTACGTTCCAGCAACTTATCGTAATATACCTAAAACGGGAACTACCAGCTTTAAATGGTGGTCTAGAGACAATATAAAAAATTGTGAAATATTAGAAGACCCTTCTAGGATTTATAATATGCAACATTTGTCTTTAGAAGAGATTCAACAAAAGTGGCCAAACTACGGAACAACTTTTACATTTGTACGAAATCCATTTGATAGAATGGTCAGTATATTTCATCACGTAGGCCAAGATGCCGAGGCACGAATTAAACAGCGTCCACTAGGCGGTACAAAAGAACAGTACGGAGTCAAACAAGAAGAACTAGACTCTATACCAATTGAAATTGATATTAAAGTTTTACAAGTTTATAGGAAGGGATTTGATCACTGGGTACATTCAGACTTTGTACCAAATTACAATGATTCTCTAAATTCTTTGCTACATCAAAAAGAAAGTCAGATGTATTGGCTTAATAATGTAGTGCCTGATATTGTTATTAAAATTGAAGAAGTTAATCAAAAGTTTAATCTATTACAAGACTTACTTGAATGCCATGTTCCTTTCATACATATAAACAAAAGTGAACACAAGCCTTACAAAGAGTATTATAACGAGTCAACTAAAAAGATAGTAAGAGATCTATTTAAAGATGACCTTGACGCTTTCAACTACGATTTTTAACGTCTAGAAAAAACAAGTTGGAAAGCTTCTGCATAGTTAACACCAATTTGTGTTCCCCTAAACTTTGCTCTAGTTTCCATTGATTCAATACTACGTGCATCAGGGTATTGATAAGTTTCAGTTTGATACAAGTCCAATGCTTGCTTCTTTATATTAATAAAATCCCCAACATCAACAAAGATGTTTGGTTCAAATGTAGGTTGTACTTTATAGAAAGACCAATCTGAGCTGGCTGGTATTTCACAGAAGTACAATTCTTTAATAGTGGATTGTGGTTTGGGTCTACAAGCAACCATTGTTGCTTCTGCTACTACCCTGTGATCTTGATGTATGTCTGAAATACTGTGTGTATATACTACATCAGGTTTCATTTGGGCAATGATACTTTCAAGTTTATGAATAGTGGGTTGAGCAGTTAAAGCCAAATCAGGAACATTGTGGATTGTCCCTGTCGCACCAAATAGTTTACAGGCTTCATAAAACGATTTAACTCGTTGACTTGATACATTTTCATTGCCTGGACGTGCTCCATTGCACAATGAAAAGACATGCACATCATTGTCTAAAGAAAGTTTAGCAATAGTCCCACCTGGACCAAAACTCTCATCGTCGGGGTGTGCAAAAATAAACATTATTTTCATAACATATCCTTGATAATATCATCAAGATTATTAATAGGAAGATATTTAATATGCTGTTTAATTTTTGATAAATCTGGTATGCGAACGTTAATATCACCGTGATTAGATGAGAAAGCTTCTTCATAAGGAACACGAGTAATTTTACTTGATGAGTTACTCAGTGCTATGACACGCTCTGCTAGATCATTGATTGTTATAGGACTATCATTACCAATATTAAACAACTCGCCATTAATAGTTGATACTTTGACCAGTGCGTCTACTGCATCATTAACGTGACAGAAACAACGTATTTGTTGGCCGCTTCCGTATACAACAAGGTCTTTTCCTTCCTTTGCGGCTTGCACAAATCTTGGCAGTACCATTCCGTAATCACCAAGTTGGCCAGGCCCAACTACATTAAAAAATCTAACTATTGTAAATGGACATCCGCTTGCTCTAAGCATGAACTCCATCATTAACTTACTGGTAGCATAACCCCAACGAAGTTTACTACTTGGGCCTATGCTGGCATTTGCTTCTTCGTAAAATGGTCCGTCACCATATACTTCACTGGTGCTTGAAAAAACTACATGTTTTTTTGCACGTTGAAATAATGGCAACAATTTGTTGTTCAAAGCAACATTGTTAAACAGTGTTTCACTAGGATGTTTATCTATATATTCAACACCAACGCTTCCTGCAAGATGGAATATCCTATGATTTTTACTGAATAATTTTAAAAGTTCATTGTCTTCCATTGTGGTAATGTCAGCTTCAATAAAATCAAATAAATTTTTATATTCAGAAAAATCATCTACATTAATTTTAGAAGTTTTTAAATTATCAATAATGGTTACACGTTCTTGTCTTGTTTTAAGAAGTCTGTGTGCTAGGTGCTGGCCTATGAAGCCCGCGCCTCCCAGTAGTAAATTGTTCATAAATATCACCTAAAGTAATAATTTCCGTGTTAAATTGATCTAATCTAGACATTGCTTCAACCACATCACTGATGTGAGCAATGTAATGCAACTTGTTTGGTTGAGCAGGTTTGTATGCAGTACCTTTAATACAGCGCATAATAAATGCATCATCGTGCATACCTTCTCCGTATACAGATGGTAATCTATAATTGATGCAGTCAATATCGCTATGTAAAAGATAAATTTCCATACACCGCTTTGCTACATTATACGCTCCTTGGGCAGTATCTGCAATATCAAATACGCCAAAAGTTGAAGCATTAATAAATGTTGCGGAAGGACAAATCATCATGGCTTTACGTGTACTATCTAAAATAGTATCCATAACGCCTATGGTATTATCAGTAATAGTCTTAGTTGTGCTAGGACATGCTAAGTGATAAATCCTGTCACAATTTACTTGCTCAAAGTTCTTGGATATTTGAATTACTTCAAAGCCATCTAATTCTAACTGTTTAATAAGGTGCTTACCAATAAATCCTGTTGATCCCGTGATGGCAACTTTTTGCATATGATCCTTTCTATATCTTTTAAATTCTGTGCGAAATTTTCTGCGTTCTTGTAAATTTGATCAGCATAGTGCTCTGTTCTACTCTTGTGAACTTCTATTGATACTAATAGTGTTTGTAATTCATTTTCATTAAAAAGCTCTAACTTTGTCTCTTTTTCTTTATATGTATCTGATAACATAGACATCATCAAAATTACACTAACATTAAAATTTTTATAGTAGAACAAAAATGCTTGGTACCCTGTAAATTTAAAACCTGTATCTGTTTTTTTAATTCGATTACAGTCAAAACAACGAAAAATATCCCCATACTCAAATAAAATATCATCAGTTGATGGCATCATATAACTTGGGGTGTAATCAAAAATAATCTTATTATAACTCAGTTGTTCTTCTTTAGTTAACTGTTGTTTAAAAGGAAGTATATGTGCATTGAGTTCCTTAATTTGTTGATCCATTAATAAACAATCATCATAAGACAATTTCCCTAAATCAGGATAGTAAGGCATGTTTTCATAAAACCAAAGTTGGTCATCAACTTCAATAATTTTTACAATTGATTTCTCAAAAACATCAATTGGATTTTCCTCTAACCACTTGTCTAATTTATCTAATACAATATATCTAGCTTGATTGTTTTCAGTTATAGCACAAAAATTTATAAATCTATCTTTTACTTTTATAATGTAATCGTAAAATAATGGATCTTCATAGACGTAATAATATTCAACATCAATTGATGGAATATCAACAGCTTTTAACAATTTAAAGAACTTTAACTTTTCCAAGGCGCAGTATCCCAACCCAGTCTAATATAACGAACTCCTTTTTGTTGTAGTCCTTCTTTGACTGTTCTAATGAATGTGGATGTATCAATTGGGTCATACAACGGTATCCCCAATGCTTCCATTAGTTTGCTGTCGTCATCCAATAAATGCCCTCTCCCGCAGATACTGTAACATCCGTTTGCGCCCGCATTAACAAAAAGTATGCTTCCATAATTTTCTGCCCATCCTTTGATGTTAAGTTTAATTTGTTCGTATGCTTTGTATATTACAAATCCAGCAACTCCGTATATAATAACACGTTTACCTTGACTGGCAAGACCTGCGGCAATATTGACCATGTTAGGCTCTTGAACACCACAATTAATAATGTTATAATTGCTGTCAGTCCACTTCCACATGTCGCAATGAAGAAAATATACTTCTCCTGGATAGCGATTTAAAAATTTATGTAAGGTTTCTCTCATCTTCTAACCATTTGTAAAATTCTTTTCCTCGCTGGATATCAATTAACTCTTGTGGATTGACTGCATCCTTGGGTCTAGTAACGTCACTTCTAAATCCTGATAATACATAGTCCCAAGCTTCAGCTGGGAAAATATCTATCTCTTTCCAATCCTCTACTGGCGCATTTTTATACAAGTCCCAATACTCGTTTGATCTCTTTGAATATTTGTAGTGAGCAATAATAAAATTCATAACACCATCAAACTCATCATTGGTTTGTTGATTATATTCTTGTTCAGTTAAGTTGCCATCAATGTAACTTGTTATTCTTTTTAATGCAGAAGTTGTCAAATATAATCCAGTTGATTCAATTGGTTCAATAAATGCTGAGCATAATCCAATTGCTACAACATTATCTTTCATGTGTACTTTGTTGCGCCCAGTACGCATACGAACAGTACCAATTTTGTTTCTATCAACTATTAAATGAAACTTATGTTGTATGTACTCAATAAACTCGTCCATGACATCAAACTTGTCACAATGCACGTAACCAACTGCCAGCTGATCGCCTAGTGGAATATTCCAAATCCATCCGCTATTTGCGGCTTTGAATATCGAATATGGTACACATTGATTCTGTTTGTCAGTATAAGGATGTCTAAAAACCAACGCTTTATTATTAGGAACTTTGTCTGATATCTCAACAAAGTTGTCGTCCCAATTAGTCAACAGCTTTTTAAATCCTGTTGAGTCAATAACTAAATCAAAGCCTGTGACATCATCAACTGTTGCATCTTTACGTATGATGGTTAAATTTTTAAATTGTCCAACAAGTGTGTCCATGTACTTTAATATATCAGATGCTCTAAAGTGTACGGAGATATCTTTATATTCATAAATGTTATCTGGAACTTTATTAATGGACATCATTCTATCAAGGCTACTGCTATTGTATTTGTCAGTTTGTCCAATACCAAATGGGAAAGTAAACTTTTCACCTTCTTGATTAAAACCGTCAAATACAATACCTAACTTCAAAGTACCGTTGCAATGCTTAATGATATCTGCATGACTTATTCCTAAGTCATTTAAAAAATGCGACACATCAGGTATCAGTGCTTCGCCAACTCCAATTGGACTATTCTCTTCTGGATATGTCCAAACGATCTCCTTATCTGGATATTGTTTGGCTAGATAAAAAGCGGTTAGATATCCTGAAGTTCCTGCACCAACGATTGCAATTCTTCTAATGTTTCTATTTTCCTGTAGTGCCATTTTTTGTTATTCTCTTCCATTTGCTTTACACCCTTACCTTTTACTGTCTTACAAAAAACAATATTAGGAAGTGCATCAGTTTTGTTTACAAATACTTTTTCTAACTCGTCTCTATTGTGTCCGTCAACTATTTGCGTCCACCAACCATAATGTCTACACAAGTTAATAACAGGTTCAATTTTTAATATAGTATCTATATTACCAGTTACTTGTGAATTATTGTAATCAACAGTTACAAATACATTTTTAATTTGATTGTGTCCAATGAATTGTAATGCTTCTAATGTATTTCCCATTTGCAAACAAGCATCACTTAGATTTACCCAAACTTGTTTACTAGTGGACATTGCAATACCAATTGCTACTCCAAGAGCATTGCCCATTGTTTCTTCGCCGTAGTCCACAAACGAAACTTCATCGTGTTTAACTCCAACACTGAGTTGCTCAATATTTGTTACATACTGTAAGTCTTGCCAAACAAGATAGTATGCTTGTGCTCCAAAGGGTTTACCAATTACAATGTAATCGTCAATACTAACAATACCTTTTGAAAATAGTATGTCAACATAGTCAAGCATACTTAATGCACTTGCTATGTGGCTTAGTTTATTTTCAAATGAGTATTCTAGTAAACGTTTTCGATTCATTTAAACGGCTTCCTTGGCAAATAAAAATCACCGCCGCAGTAATCCCAACGACATTTAGTTCCAGAATTAAACAGTACATTCATTTTGGTAACAGCCAATCTATCATTCACTAAATTAGTATATGGTGTTTCAGGTATACATTCTCTTAGATAATTGGTCATGTGTATGCCGCAGTTAAAAACATTACCATCACCATTAATGGTAATGCTACGTGTTCCAGCGGCACAGTGCCAACCTCTATTATCAACACCTTTTTTAAATAAATCATTAGTGTTGTACATTACACCGTCAATACAATAAAGTTGTTCAGTCTTATTGTATTTGTTGTAAAATTCAATATGACGTTTTGATGTTTCTTCATTATATGCGTAATGACAAAACCCATAAATCATTTCACTATTAATAATCTTATCATAGGTTAAACACTCTTTAACGTAATCATAAAATTCGTCAATATGCTCTTCTGGAATATTTTCTAACATAACATCAAAGTTATGTATGGCAACGCCTAACTCTTTAATTCTATTAAAATTTTGTTTGAATGAGGACAGTTTGTTAGTTCGATCTTTTAATTCTAAATAGTGTAGAGATACATTGAACTGTTCACATAGTGGTAGCAACTCTTCTAACAGCTCTGTTTTAAATGTTAGATTAGTTTGCATTTCATTATATGCTGTTATACCTGTCTCAGAACTCTTTTTCTTCACATATTTTAATATATCAATTACTTTGGGATGTCTAGTTGCCTCACCGCCGTGATAGTAAAACATCACACTATTAAATTTGTTCTTTTGAAAAAATTCAAAAAGTTTGTCAATACTAGTAATAATGTCTTCGTACTTGTAATGTCGTCCTGAATGCCAATGGCAATAATTACAATGCAAGTCGCAAGCTTCTGTAATTCTAAATGTTACATTGTACTCAGCATTGTACCCACCATGGTCATTTACCTGTACTATTTTATATGATTCTATTGGCTTTATCTCGCCAACTTTCATTTCTTCTTTAGTTGTTATTTTTGTCATTATATGACCATCCTAGTACCAGTTACATCTAACTCAATGTAGCTTAAACCTTTTATGGTTGGTACATTTATAATTTGTTTTGCGGCAATTAATGGATCTACTGCTTGATCAATATGACTTAGGTTACCTGTAAGTTTTGTTCTAACAAACCCAGGATGAACCAATTGCCAATTAATGTGTTCAAATTGTTTTGACAGTTCCATCACTCCCATGTTTAATGCCGCCTTGCTCATTCGATAATATATAGAAGCAGTATCAGCTGAGATTACATTGCCTTTAGTCAATGCACCAAGTATACTTGTTAATACAACAATCTTGTCGTTAACATGCGGAGCAATATACTGTAAAAACTCAATGCTTCGCGTTGCATTAACTTCCATTGTTTCATCTGCTTCAGTTGATATACCAATACAATAATATACTTTTGAAAACTTGTTTTGGAATACGGGCCAACTACTCTTATCTTTAATATCTAACTGTATAAATTTAGAATCAGTCCTTCTACTCGTACCAAGTGCATCAGGCAATAATTCATGTATTGCTTTGCCAATGCCGCTGTCAACACCAATAACAATATCCTTAATCATTTTTCTTCTGCAATTTCATAAGTACATCCATACCTCGATAGCTTACATCAAAAGCCAATGACAAACGAGGGACTTCTGTTTTATTTGGACGAACACCATGTTTGAGCCAACTAGGGAATAGTATCAATTCTCCTGTTCGTGTTGATATCTCTTGGCAATTTTGTGATAACTTATGTTCATCGTCTTGTGGCAAAGTAGATGCTAATGCTTCGTTAGGATCTTGAAAGTATATGTTTCCTTGCTCATCGGATTCTTTATACACATAAAAACAACCTGATATAAAATAAGGGCTATGGTTGTGCATAATTGCATGACCACCATTATTATATTTGTTTGCCCAAGAGTAGTGTATGCCAGGACTTTGTACCAATCCCAATTCTTTCCAATATACTTCAATGTGTTGATTAATAAAATCCCAAACGTCAGATAATATTTTTTCTTTGTGCAAGAACAACATTCCATTGGTACTTGTGCTTATTTCCTTACCTGTGCCTGAAAGCTCTGCGTAGGTAGCCGTATCTTTATCAAACTGATGAAAGAATGGTTCAAGCCTGCGCATAAAATCCACATGATCATAATCAGGCATTGTTGCTCTATATATTCGTGTAGGAAATAAATTCACTATGGACATGATACATTATAACACATTTGGGTTATAAAACACAAGAAATTGTGGAACAAACCAAACTTGCTTGGCAAACTTATGGAACATCCAGAATCCCTCAAATGTGCCTTCTGGATAATCTGATGGAACAAACAGTATCCTAGATTTCAATGTTTGTAGAGTTGGCCTTAATTTATTAAAAGTTCCTCGAATATGTATTTCATCTAGTTTGGAGATTTTACCACTATAGAACTTATCCTTAGAATCTGTTTCAGCTTCGTTGAACTCTGCACCCTTGTACACATGATACAAATCGTCTTGTTTGCCTAACCATATGCCAACCTCAACCAATTGGTCAAACAACTCTCTAACCTGTTCTACTGTAGTAAACTTATAGTCGTCATTATAAACAAAATTTTGATGGTAATCTAATAAGTTATTAGCATTATCAAACTCCATATCAGACTGCGCTTTTAACTTATCAAACTCGCCATCACGTTGCTTTTCAACCCAATCATTCCAAATAAAGAACATAAAGCCGTCAGACTTATGTCCGTTATAAATGCTCCATTTCATTCTATGAAATATAGTTTTACAAAAACAATTTAATTGATAGGTAAACTCTACTACATCAATGTATCCATTGCCATCCTTGTGTAGCATTGTTTCCATAACAATACCATCATAAAAAGGAATATTCCATTCCTGTAAATGTTTAAAACTTTCTCTGTCGTAAGGATTATCAGTTACAGGCGGATTGCCAAAGTCTTGACGTTTGCCTTCTTCAGCTAATGTTCTGTCAATTACTTTGTTTACTTCTGCTATCTTCTTAGGGTTAGCAACATATACTCTAGGTCTTATTTGATACCCTGGATACTTTGCAGATAGTGTTTCAGACCTATTGCTTCTTCTTTCAACTAAGAAATCAATAATGCTTCCAAACTCTCCGCCTCTTAGATATTCATCACTATCTACATCATATACTTTCATTTAATATCTCCTGTAAGGACAAAGGCTGATAGCCTAACTCCTTAAATACATTTCCTGGTAGCCTTGGATCATTGTGGCAGTTAATAAAACTTGTATTTAGACTACTAAAAATATTGTTAAATTGATCTACCATTTCTGCTGTAATACTACTGCGTTTAAGGACTACAGATTCATAGCGTGTAATCAAATTATTGTAGTTGTTATGTACAGTTGGACAATTAAATTTTTGCCCCATAAATTCAAACTTGCCATTTTTGATTATGTCCTCAAACTTTAAAGTCGTTACATAATCTAATTTAGACAACGTAATACTATCAATAACTGATGAAGTTGTTACTGGTGTTACATAATCTAATCCAACTGGTAACTCGTCATCTTCAAACAAATCATCAATCCCAGTCAAATAAGACACTGTTGGGTGTCTAATTATATTCAATATTTGAACATCATAATCTTTACGTAGTTGATCTAAGAACACGCGACTAAATGTTCCACCAATTGCTTGACATTGTTCTAAAGTATCATAGTCTTGTTTATACTCAACTTCCGTTAACATTCCTAAGTCAACTCTAGGCAAAGAAAAGTTATTATAGCAATGCAAGTAAGACGCAACTGGACTAATTTCTTTTGCAAAGAACTTGTGTTTGATCCCAGGAAGACCACTCACTACAATCACTCTAAACTCCTTTGTACAAATTTCATTAGCTCACCATAATACTCATCGTCTTTCATTTCTCTACCAGTAATTTTAAAACTACGAACTCCCATCTCTTTTAGTCTACGCATTGCTGGTGGCTCTATATCCATTTCTTCATACTTGCTGTCCTTATCTGGATTAAACTTAGGCAACCAACATTCTTCTACTTCACGACTGTATGGACGTCTTGCTGTGTTCTCATCAGCAATGGCTTTGAAGTGTTCATCAAAATATTTACAGCCCCAGACGCAGGTGTCGTTCAACATTACTTCCCATTTGGTTTTATCAAGCTCATTGGATCTAGGATCAAAGATATGTTCAAAACGTGGGACTATCCAGTCGTACTTAGTTTCTAGTTCCTTGTACCAGGAAATGTCTGAATCCTGTAATGGAATGTTTAGTCTGCCCATTCCAGTTATACTGTATATTAAATCATACTTGGGAAAATTATCACGCACATATTGACGTAGACTGTCATTAACAATAATAAGGGCATTGCCTTCCCTGTGAAACTTTTCTAGTAATTCATTACCTAATGGATCAGTTAAATCAATATTATGATTACTAAAAGTTAGAGCTATGCTTACACCTTTACTGTAGTAATAATTGATAAGAGCATCACTATAATAAACATCTCTATTGATTCTTCCGCCGTTCCAATCACATTTGTTAATACCATCGTAGACAACTAACTCGTTAGTATCAACTAAGTTGTGACTTAGGAACTTAACAAGTGGAATTGATTTACTGAATGCGCCTGCTAATAGATATCTCATTACATTAAAAAGCATTTGTCTTTAGGACAAATACCATCCGTTTTAATTCTGTAGCAACAATTATATAGTTGCAAGTTTGGTCCATACAAAAAGTATTTGTCTTTGTATAAACAAGTTTTGCCTTTAGTTGTGAAGTTAGGATTAGCCCACAACTCTGAGCGTGACTCACCTAAACGTTTCTCGTCTTCAAATTGTATTATGTTTTTAAGTTTACTATCGTTTTTGAGTTGATTGAACTTGTCTAATATTGTATTGCTCACTCCATCACCAAAATCTGTAATGGGAGTCAAATACACTTCTGAAGTTTGTGCAAGCTCTTTAACTTTGAAGTAATAGATTAAAGCATTCTCTTGGCTGTACATGATATCGTATCTACGTACATTATGCTGTGACTGCATTACTTCGTACAGTTCTTCAATGGACATTTCACTAGGATGTATACTTGCCTGCATTGTGAATGGCTGTTGAATTCCTTTAATTACTTTAACACTATACGGACTTAGATTAGTTTGTATTACGAATGGAACGTTCAACTCGTTAAAGCATTGTATAATATATTCAATGTCAGGATGCACAAACGGCTCTCCACCAAATACAAACACTTCCACGTTAGGATATGTTTCCCCTAACATCTTAACAAAGTTACGTATAGTTTCTCTATCTAAGTTGGGATAGATGCTTTTGTCCAAGTTGGTACAATAAAAACAACCGTAGTTGCATTTCATTGTAATTTCCCATTCAACTTGCATTTTTCACCTTTAGTTGTTTTAACAATCCATCACAATTACATGCCTTGTGTGGGCATATCATTGGTACAGTTTTTGTTATATTCTTAAAGTAGTCTGGGTTATCTATCAAACTTGTACGTTTGCCATCCAAACAAAACTTAATAACTCCTCCGTATACATCTACTTCGTAATTATTGTTGTAGCAACTCCAACCTTGAAAATTAGTTAAACCTTGATTGAAGACTTGATAATCATTAAACACATCATCGTCATATACTAAATCTTTTTCAAAATCTTCTAAGAATTTGAAGTACTCCCAAAAGTCTTCTCTGTAATGAAACAATGTGTGTACATCCTTTCCGTATATAAAATGTGGGTGTATTTTCAATCCTTCAATGCCTGCACAAATCTCAAACATCTCTTTGATAAGCGGCCACAATTTCTTGTCGTGATGTAACATTATATTGACTTTACATTTATATCCACGACTCAACATTAATTTCATATTAGCAATGAATCTATCCCTGTTGGTACAATCAGCAGGATGATAACTGAACAAAAATGCTATCTTGTCATATTGTGGATGACTAGTAAAATCTCTCTCAGCATTGGTTACTACGTATACCCATTTGAACTTGTCAATTGCATGTAGTCTGTCCATTATGTAATAGTAATGAGGACTTAGTGTTGGCTCTCCGCCCAACAATCCTAAATTGAAATTCAAACTGCTACGACTTAAAGAATCAATGACAGCATCAACAACTTCACGCTTGCCCATTTGTCCCCATTTTTCTGCATACTCATTACGAGCGTAACAGTAAGAACAGTTTAATTGGCATATGGTTAAGACATCCCAATGCACATTAATGTGATCAGGATCTTGATCTATGTGATGTTGCTTTGAATACTTCACTGATACTCCTTTAAGAAATCCATAGATACAATAACATCTAATTCTTTCTTTGTTCCTTCAAACGAAATATTGTCGCCACCATCTATTGTTTGATAAAATAATACTTTGTTTAATGTAAGAACTTGTTTTGAATGTTTGGCTGCAAACATTACTAAATTAATGTCGTTGTGTACATTATTATCCATTGGGAATGGAAAATGTTCAATTACTTTACGTTTAAAAATAAACTGTGATAATTGCAAGTGCTCTAAATTAAGATTAGATACAAATTCCTCTGGTGTAAGTAGCGCATCATTAAACAAGCGCATGAATGTTAGCTTGTCGTCTGTATTATATGTTGGACAGTAGTTACCAGCAATGATATCTGCAACTAAGGGGACTTCAAAGTTCTTTACTAGATAGTCATCATCTTCTAAAAAGTATACATACTCGCCTGAAGCTTTTGATAAAAGGAATTGATAGACTTTAGATAGATTATCAAACTTATTAAAATAATAAGTTATGTTAGGATGGTAGTCTTCTGGAATCACATCATCACTATCATTATTGACTATGATCTCTACGTTGTTATTGTCAAGCAATAGACGTGCAGATTTCAAACAGCGTTTGAATAACTCTGGACGTTTATGTGTAGGTATCAATATGCTTAGTTTCATTTTTTTAAATAAAAGTTTACTTCTTTAATTTTTTCACCTGGTTCTGGATAAAATTCTTCATCCATTTCCTTTTTAATTCCATCACAAATATAAAAATGTTTACAAGTTACACAACTTAAATCTTTACGATAAAATCTTTCTCTATGACTGGCGGCTTCTTTATACGCCATTTTAACTTTCTCTTCCTCAGTATATGGTCTGCTTACATCCATTTCTTGATTGTAGGTTTCGCGATTCCAATCTCTAACATCATATATGTGTTGAAATATATTATACTGATATTGTTCATAACCCTTCATATAGCAGTACGGAGTATATCGAACAATTATTTCAATTTCCTTATCTAATTTATCAATACATTTTTTAATACCGTCAGTTAAATCAGATAGACTTAAATTGCTAAAGTCTTCTTCATTGTTCTCAAGCCAATAATTTAATGTAATAAAATTAACAGCTACTGGCTTAATTGAATTAATTAGGTCTGCATAAACATTTTCAAGTTGATGATAATTTCTAGAATAAACTGTACAATTGATTCTAACAATCATTCCCAATTCTTGTGCGTTTTTTATTCCTTGTAATATTTTTTCATATGATCCTGGACGATTAGTAATTGCCTCATGTGTTTCTTTGGTAGGCCCATGTAAGCTGAACAATATCTCTTTTAATCCATGTTCCTTACTCTTACGTAAGTGATTCATATTGGCAAAAGTTCCGCCATGGCTTAGACAACTAATACTGGTAAATCTTTCATTACAGTAATCTAAAATTTTAAACCAATCAGGACTCATGGAACTTTCGCCGCCGCTTAAATCAACTTCAGTAATGCCGTAATCATACAAATAGTCAATCCTCTTTTTGACCACTTCCCATGGAGTTTTTTGATCTAGTATATCCCTATAATAACAAAATTCACAATCATAATTACATAACGGACCAGTGTCTAATCTAGACCTATTACATCTAGTAGATTTAAAATCATAATTTAATCCAGACACACTCAACTGTTGTAAGTCGTGTTGTACAGGAGATTGTTTTGTAAAAGATATTTTACTTTCTTTCATGTTATGAACTCTTTAACATATTTGATAAAATCATCGTTATCTGTCAATAATAATGAATTAATGTCTTTTGAAATATCTTCTCGCCTTCTTTCAACGCCACCGCAGACATAATCAATATCATATATCACTTCCTTACCATAAACTGCACACTCAACAATAAACCTTGGGCTACAATCTCCTTTATCTGGTGTAGCAGTATATATGTAGGTATCAAAGTTTTCAAATATATTTTTGATTGGCGCTTGAGCAACAATCACATTGTCGCTTGCTATCGTTTTGTAGATGTGAGGTTCATTAGTAAGTACTAGATATTTGTCAAATTGATATTTAGATAAAACATTTTTCAAATCATTAATTGATAATGCTCTACAGTTAGTAGTTAGGTAGAGAAGTGCTGTATTAGTTTTTATTAGTTGTGGATGATGATATTTTGACCAAAGTATCTTTTTGACATAGTCTATTACTTTGATATTAATGTTATCATATCTCTCAGGATATAACTTAAAATCCTGCATGACATGAGCATGTTTGATTGTTTTGTGATTATGGAAGCTACTGAAGTCGTCTTCACTACACCTTAGTAAAAACATATTTTCAGTATAGAAGACACAACTTAAGAATCGCCAACTGCCATCAACAACACAGACATTGTTTGCCATAACAATTTTAGGCACAGCACACTCAAACGTGTCTTCTTGTATTTTTACAAATTCGTCTTCTGTGAAACTATATTTGTCTTTGACCGCAGTTAAAAATAAATCTTTGCTAGTACGGTCAGTTAACAAAATGCAGGAATTAATTCCATTGATAGAACTTATGTAATAATAGTCGATGAGTTCATACAAGTGGCCACTGACACCATGCTGGCATTCAAAAGAAGTGGTGAAGACGAGATCGTACTTCTTTAGATCGACTATTTTGGACATCTGTCACTCCTTTGGAGCGAAGATTTGTTCAAGAGTGATTGGGGTGTAACCTAAAGAAACAAGCAAAGAATCTGAAAGATGTGGGAGTGGACGATTGTATTCTTTTTCTAATTCTTCTCTAAATCTAGAATATGCTGAACATATTCCTTCAACTGCGTCAACATCCACGTAGTCTAAATTTAAATTTTCTTTTTCCCACACAGATATTATTCCGTTGTAATCTGCATATCCTTCAGGCATCTGAATTTTGTGATTTTCAATCTCAACGTAACCACTCTTTAATATATCTTCAAATTTAATAGATGTTACGTCAGTGAGTTGGTTTAGTGTATATGCGTTAACTGCTGACCTAATTGCTCTTATTCGATTTCTCTCTGGAGACATTGTAGGATTTTTTTCATAATACGAAGGTTTATTTTCGTTGAAGTATGTAACTACGGAAGGGTGTCTTATGATATTGTACACCTTTACATTTTGCTCACCTATGTCTCTTTTTATTAAATCAATAAATGCTTTTGAAAAAGAACCATTTACAACATGTACATTAGATGGTCTATTTCTATAGTAATTTAAAAAGTCTTGATAACCGTGTGCAAAACTATGATACTGTATTGGAGTATCCCATTCATAGGCGCTAGTATCTATACCAAGATCATATTCTATATCAACAAAAATAGTTTCAAAACTTGAAGGATTATTTGTCATGTCTAAAAATAATCTATCATACAAGTCGTCAGCTTCTGTAAAAATAGACAACCCGTCCTCGCCGCTAAGAAGTGTTGTTAGTTCTCGATTTTTTGTATCATAAACAACTTCATTTTGTGCATTGAATATTTGAAAAGGATGAGCTATATATGACTTACCATCGTCAGATTCTGCAAATTCTGCATCAAACGTAACAGTGTGTCCATTTTTCAAATTAAAGACTGGATTCATAGCGCAAAAAACTTTTTTTGCGATATAATTTTTATTAATTGATTCTAGACCACTAATAATGACTAACATCCAATTATTTCCTTAGATAAGACTCAACAATCAAATTAACTGCGTCCTCATCATTTTGATTTGGCAGTCTTTTTAATTTGTTTATAATATCAAAATACTGTTCTTTTTTATCTTCTAAAATTTTAATTTCGTCTTTTAAAGTGATGTATTTTTCTAAATCTGCAATCAATGACTCGTCATTAAGTTCAATGATTTTAATATAACATTCTTCTTTATTATCATCTGTGATTGCAATGCCTTTACTTAAAAATTTATTGTTTAACATCATTAAAGACACGAAGTCAATTAATTTAAAAGTTAAAAGGTCATCACCAAAATAACCACGGGCCTTAGTTTTAACTGCCCATGCCGCTTTTCCTGCATAAGTTGATCTGTCAATACCTTCTATTTCTTTTTTATTACTGTCATCCATCTTAAGCCTCAATCATTTTTACTGGTAATTTTGAATAGTTTACTTGATAATAACCGTTTGAATCTTTACTTAGTGCATCTTCATATTTGGTGCCTAAAAGTTCTTGAGCCATAACACCAATATAAGTCTTAGCAGTGTTCCAAACGTAAGAGAAGGAATAAACATTTAAGCCTTCAACAATGTCAACAAGTTTGATAGATGTCTTTAATCTAATATCACTAATTTAAATCGGCAGCTTCAATCAAACCAGTAAATCTAGCTTGAACTACAGGTGCGGCGGTGCTTCCTCGTCTAACACGTTCTAAATTGACTGCGGTTTCAATTTCTCTAAATTTGGTAGTTGTAACTTGTACTCCGGCTGCAACTGCTGGCAAAAAATAAATTACAGCATCTGATCCAGGATTGGTACCAAATGTATTAATGACTTTTGGCATTACGTTGCTCCTCTTATATCTCTTTGTTCAAGAACTCTAAGTTCTGTTTAGCACTATTTTGAGCAACAAACTTTTCATAATCGTCTAAATCAGAAGAGGCAGTTATAAAATCGAGAGTCTCTTCGTCTGGTGCTTTAGTAAAATTCATGTTTCCGTTTTCTACGGCTTGTTTTTCCAAAATGCTCAAAACTAATTCTTCCAATGAAAAACCCAAAATGCCTGTAACAATTTGGATTTTTTCGCTTACATCCATATTTTTTGTTTCAGCAACATGTTTGGCTGCTTTGATAATGTTTATTGACATACCAAAGCCTTCCATGAAGACGTATCCAACATCTTGATTCTCTTTCTCGATTTCCTTAATCAAATCATAAATTTGACCCATTTTTTCTTCAATCGCCATTTTTTAATTCCTTGTCTTTAAAATCGTGAAAACGCGGCGCATTTTCGTAATTACCATATGTTGTGACGTTGCCTTCATCAGTGAAATACGTTTTTAACTGCTTTCGCTCCCCGCATCCGTTGCACATATCGCAAAATAGTTCACAAATAGGGGTTTTTATGCTGTTATTTATCCAATCATCTCTGAGCTGATTTTTAATCCTATCTAGGGTTTTCACATCGTTTTCGTCAATTTGTTCCCAAACTACAGATGTTATCAATCTAACTGGCTTGAAGGTTTTAATGATTCTTGTCATATCTTCATAAAGATGATTGATATTAAGTTTGTGTATGGTATATCTTATTCTAAATTTCACCCTATTTTGATTTAATTTAGATAAAACTTTAATTATGGTTGTAGTACTATCCATACCATTGTGGAAAATCCTATCGCCATTTCCCACACCGTCAAAGCTCACGTCTATGCTCAACTGTCCGCTCTTATAAAAGAAATTATTTTTAACCCTGTTAATAAATCTTTGACTTAAAAATCTTAAACCATTTGTGGTTAAATTAAAATGTACATTCTTTTTCTTAAGATATGCGTATGACATAGCGTAACAGACATTGTCCCATTCTAAAGTGGCCTCTCCACCAAATAGTACTATTAATGTTTGTCTGTCTGGATCCAATTCTCTTTCCAAGATAGCATCAATGCTTTTTTCAATATCTTCCTTAGTCATGATCTGTGGAGGACGACCTGGCAGATCTTCGTAACAATAGGTGCAGGCTAAATTACACTTATTTGTAAAATATAAAACATTAACTGCTGAACCTTCAAAAGTAGGTTTCTCTGTTTTATCACCTACATAAAATTCATAAGGAAAGGCCGTATCTGTCATTGTCTAGCCTTTGCTTCTTTTACAATGTGAGCAACATTATCTAAGAATTTTACGTAATCAAATTTATATTCAAACAAGTGGCCTGCTTCATTCCTGTAATCAACATAATGATTGTCTACTTTTGCCTTGCCTTTTTTTGCTTCTTCAATTTGTTGTTGTAAATTATCAATAGTTAAAACAGTATCGCTCTTATGCTCAACTGGCTGCATTTCTACTTTAACAGGAATGGCAGCTATGCTTTTATAAGTTTTTTTTAATTCTTGCATTTTTGCACATCCTTTGAATCAGAAGCACCTTCACTGAGCCAATGAACAATGAGGTCTTGAAATACTGGCTCATCTCGACATTCATCTACTACACGCATTGCTTGTTCGTAAGTGATGTGGAAAATTTCACAAATACTATCTAAAGGTTTGTTGTCGTTCATTATTTGACTGTAAGTACAACCTGCATTACATACTTGTTTTAGATCACAAGGTTGGCACTTGTCAAAAGTTTTTGGATTAAACTTGTCTTGATAATATTTGAAATTATAATTGTCGTCCATGAGCATGATTTTCTTACTAGCAAATCTAGCACATGGATAAAACTCGCCGCTACTCATCAAAACACCACCGTGTGTTCCTGCAAAACAACCAAATGGTCTTTTACCTTTTACTAGTCCGTATATAGAATCTAATATTGCCAGTCTAAGGAAACCAACACTACATGATACACCTTGTTTTAACTTTTCAATATAACAGTCAGTTAGTCTAACTAATTCAGTTTTGAAAAATCTAATATCATCAGCAGTCCAAACATCGTCTCTAACAATACTAAAGTCTGGATGTGGGATACCCCAATCTAAAAGAAACTCAAAATTTTCTTTCATGTCTTTGGTATTGCCTGGCCAAATCATAACCTTACATCCATTTGCTAGATCTTTTATTAGATGTTTTTTGTGCTCGTATAAGTCTAAGATTCCATTAAACAACTCTCCAGTTTCTGGATTAGTGTTTTCAAGTAAGGGAAGTAATGGTCTGCTTTCGTTTGAACTCATTCCATCAAAGCTCCAACTTATTCCTATTCCAGATTCTTTGATAAATTTAAACTTATCATCATCTATCATAGTTAAATTAGAGATAATGTTTATTCCTTTACATCTAGGATCTTTGGTTAATATTGGAGTTGCATGTTTGATCAATTCCCAATTTAATAAAGGCTCTCCTCCAAAAAAACTAACAAAGAAATCCTTTTGTCCAGAACGATCCATTAATTCAAATAGTTTTGGTAAAGATTCATCAAATGTTTCTTTGGTCATCCAAGTAGGACGATTTGCCACATAACAATAAGGACATCCCAAATTACATTTTTCAGTAACGCTAATTTCTAATACAAACATATCGTCTCCTTATGCTGTACATTGTTCAGCGTGAATCTTAATAACAGGCTTTTTGTATGTGTTCATTGCAGTTCTTAGAGCATGATGAACTACTTCGTTTGTCTTAAAAACTTTACATACTTGCCAATTAGAAGTATGATCACTCCACTTTTCTAAATAAGTTTCTTTCTCTGATTTTTCAAACGTGGCTGCATTACACTTCATGCAAAATTGGCTATCGCAACTCATACAATCCAAAGGTTGATTTTTTAGTGCATCTTTATACATTGCACTTCGTTCTTGTATAAGTTCATCTATGTTAGGTGTTGTATTAATATTACCCATAACATGTGCATGTGATTCTTTATACATACAACCATGGCAAGGACTAATATCTCCGTTTAGGTCAACACTAACATATTTGATTCCAGCTGAACATAGCGGTCTACTCTGTTGGAACCAAGCAAAAACTTCTGGTTTTAGTTTATTGGTGTAAATGTATTTTGCAATTTTTGCCAATCCCTGTTTGAGCACTTCAAGTTTTGGATAAAATTCTTCTTCAGTTAATTGGCTGTAAAGGTCTGGAGTGGGGAAATATGAACCTGTAAGTTCATATACATCTAGGAATGCTTCATATATCAAGTGAAAGTTTTCAGCAGTTAAAACAGATTTCATTCTAACATTCAATCCATTTTCTCTAGCAGCCAAGAAATTAGCCTTTACTAGTTCAGAGCTTACGTTTCCTGATTTGTCTACTCTAGTTCTATCATTGACGGCCTTACCATCATAAGATATTTGGAACTGTAGTCTTTCACCTAATTCTTTTGTTAGAGCAACTAGTTCTTTCATATACTTTCTTAAATATACACCATTGGTATAAAAGAAGAAACTATAATTAGAATCATGTTTATATTTTTCTATGACGCCTTTACAAAATTCCCAATTAATAAAAGGTTCACCGCCCCAAAAATAAATTTCTCTTTTTGGGTCTGAGAGTTTACTCATAAACTCTTCAATGTTGTCTAGGGTTACGGAAGTGTTTTCTTCATATGCTGTTGATAGGCCGCATTCATAGCCTTCAGAACAGTAAGTACAAGCCAGATTGCACGTACTGGTTACGTTGATGTCAATTATCATATTTTTCCTTAGTATTTTTTAAACGCCCACCGCTGGGCTAATGTTATTTAGCTTCTATATTTTTGGTTTATTTCGAGTACGGATTTAAGCAATTCTACGTCAAATTCTTTAACTAATGCTTCTGTATCTTTAGGTAAGCAAGGTCCACCAAAACCACGCTCACCATCGGGGCCTGGGACTTGAAAGTGGTGTGTACCCATCCAAGGGTGATTTGCAAGTATGGATGTTACATGTGGCCACTTGACTCCTAACTGTTGGGCAACATCATACATCTGATTCATAAAGGTCACTTTGGTAGCATAAAAACTGTTCATGCAATACTTGGCCATTGCCGCAGTTTTGACATCAGTGAAGATTACTTTGTCCATATTGACAATGGACTGTGTTCTATAAATGTCGGCTAACTTGAAACCCTGTCTGTCATCATTGCAGCCAATTAAAACAAATGGAGGATCAGTGAAATCAGTATTGGCAGTTGCCCTAGATAAAAACTCAGGATTGTAAACTATATTATACGGTACCAAGTAATCTGGAAGTATGGTACTCTTGACAACCACTATCCCAATGTATCCTGTAGATTCTATTCTATCTAAAACACTGGTCAAGATGCTATAATTGGTATCATTGGTTGGGGTGGGCACACAAACAAAAATGGCGTCAGGTGCCTGTTTGCAAATATCTTCTACAGATATATCATTGTACTCTGGGTCTGAGCAGATGACTTGTGTTTTGGAGAATCCAAACTCCACAGCCTTCCCCACCATACCATAACCAATAATACCAATCATATTTTCCCTTTATTATAATAATAAACTCTTATTCAAACTCTGTCAATAGACTTTATTTAAACAAGTAAATAACTGACTATGATTAATAAAGAACCATTTGAAAAACTAATAGCGGATTTAAAAGACAGTGGCAAATATCGAGTTTTTAACGACATTGTACGTGAAAACGGCAAGTTTCCAAATGCCATTTGGTACGGTCCTTATAACATTAAAAACATCGTAAATTGGTGCTCAAACGATTACCTAGGCATGGGTCAGCACAAAGTTGTTATTGACGCAATGCACACTGCGTTGGATCAAACAGGGTCTGGTTCTGGAGGTACTCGAAACATTGGTGGGACTAGTCACTATCACGTAGCATTAGAACACGAGATTGCCACGTTACATAAAAAACAAAAAGCAGTTCTTTTTTCAAGCGCCTATGTAGCCAACGAATGGACTCTAATCGCACTTGCTAAAATTATTCCAAATATTGAATACATCAGCGACGAAAACAATCACAACAGTATGATTGTAGGTATTAGTCATAGTAAAGCCAAAAAAGTTATTTTCAAACACAACGATATGGATGACTTAGAGCAGAAGCTAAAAATTAGTTTTGCTCAGGGTAACGTGCCTTGTGTTGTTTTTGAAAGCGTCTATAGTATGGACGGTGATGTTGGTCACATAAAAGATATTTGTAAATTAGCTAAAAAATACAAAGCTATTACCTATATTGATGAAGTACACGCAGTAGGGCTATATGGACAACGTGGCGCAGGCAAAGTAGAAGAGCTTGGACTAGAGTCAGAGATAGACATTATAAATGGAACATTAGGTAAAGCATTTGGGGTGCAGGGAGGTTACATTGCCTGCGATAGTATTGTTGCTGACGCAATACGTAGTATAGCCGCAGGCTTTATTTTTACAACAAGTATGAGTCCAGTTACATGTGCGGGTGCTTTGGCTGCAATCAAATATTTAAAAGAGCACAATGAAATTAGAGACCGTCATCAAGAAAGAGCACAAAAATTGAAATTAGAATTAGTAAAAGCAGGACTTCCTCTTATGAGTTGTTCTACTACACACATTGTTCCTGTTCTAGTTGGGGAAGCTAAAAAGTGTAAAGCAATGAGTGATGCATTATTAAATGATCACAACATATATGTTCAGCCAATTAATTATCCTACTGTCAACGTTGGCACTGAGAGGTTGCGATTTGCTCCTACTCCGTTTCATGACGACGGGATGATTGAGGACTTGGTCAAAGCCCTCAAAACATTATTTTAAATATAGTTGTTGAACCAACCTATCTTCTTACCTTCAGCGATTCTGCGATCATGTTCCTCAACTGAACTAGGGTAACGCCAAGCCCAAATAGCTACAAGGGCCATAAAGATCGCAGTACTAATAACGCCAATTAGTTTTACTCCGCTTGTGTACATTAAGACCAAACTTAGACTCATCATGGCAAGCATGAAGTATTTCATTTTTTGTGGGAACACTCGCTTCTCTCCCCAGTTAGTTAGGAACGGTCCAAACAGTTTGTGATTATACAGCCAGGCGTGCATCTTAGGACTGCCTTTGGCAAAGCAGTAAGCAGAAAATACTACAAACGGACTGTAAGGTATACCAGGAGTAATGACTCCAATATAAGCCATACCTAGACTCAAAAATCCCAATAGTTTCCAAAATAATTTTTTCATAATCTTAGTTATTATTTAGGTAATCTTTTACCTTGCTCTTTTGATAAATTTCTGTTAAAATTATCAAGGTAAATACGTTTTTAAATGAGGTTTTAATGTCCGATTGTTTAATCCTAAATGCAGACTGCCAACCAGTTAGTCTACTCCCTGTGAGTACTATAACTTGGCAAGATGCTATTACCTATCTAGTTTTAGATAAGGCTGTTCCTTTGGAATGGCACGAAGACTGGGTAGTTCGTAGCTCAACCTGGGAAACTAAGGTTCCTGCCGTTATGGTATTAAGAGATTACCAAAAGAGTAAAAGTTATGTTCGTTACAGTAAGTTTAACGTATTCCTACGTGACGATTATACTTGTCAATACTGCGGAACTGAAGTTAATAAGAAAACAGCGACATTGGATCACGTTTTACCAATCTCTCACGGTGGTAAGAGCGTTTGGGAAAATGCCACCTGTGCCTGTTCAAGGTGCAATGCTAACAAAGGTAATGACAAACGAATTAAGCCAAAGCGTAAGCCTTACAAGCCTTCCTATTGGGAACTTGTAGAAAAGCGTAAGAAGTTGCCTTTCCATATATCACATCCAAGTTGGGAGATGTATTTGGTATGAAGATGAAGTTATTGAATAATAATCCAATATTTGAACGACATAAAAAACAAATATTAGATATCATTGACAGTAAGTCTGGAATGGTGGCAGCTAATGGCAAAGGCCTTTATCGGGAAATGCTATTAGCCGCTGAAGATTTGGATGGACTATTGGACCCTGCAAAAGGCGCAAGGCCTGATCCACACCTAGTTACTATCAAACGTGATGAGTTTCATAAAAGGTGTAGAGATATGGGTGTTTGGTTGGAAGAACACGCACCCAATTTAAAACTAACTTGGGATTAAAGTCTTCGGCTTACCCGGCCCTTTGTTAAATCATAAGGGCTCATTTCAACTTGGACTCGGTCGCCTAGCAACACTTGAATTTTGTGTTGGCGCATTTTACCAGAGGTATATGCGTTGATGACCATTTTGTTTTCTAGTGCAACTTTAAAGGTTGCATTTGGAAGTAGTTCAACTACTTCGCCTTCAAGGACAATGACGTCTTCTTTTGCCACGTTTAATTCTCTTTTCCTTTTAATCCATCCAGGACCAGTTGTTTTGCTCTTTTATCAAGCATCTCCCTTTCATTGGTCAAAAGAATTGGTGTCATAAGTTTAAGGTATTCCGTCAGTGCCTTTACTCCTTCATCAGTCCAATGACAGTAGTTGTGTCCAACACTACTGTAGTAAAAATATTTATTGTTATTCATTAGCTCATAGATACCTCCATATAAGGTATCTTTAATTGCTGTCTTATCCATCATAATTGGTGCCCTTTCAAAGTTTCTCGCCAACTTCGAAGCCGCGGAAACGAAGGAATCTAGGGAATCGAAGGCTCCAAGCTTCTCCATCTTGCGCCTTAGTAGCCGCATCTGCACGGACTTCAACAATCTGTCCCACAAGCGTGTCTTTGCTATCCCATAGCTCACGACGCAACTCATCACTATAACCACTACCCACGTTAACTCGGATAAATTTTCCATCATCTTCACCTTCACAAATCAATGCACCCAAATTGTTTTCGTTCTTGGTTCCAACAGAACCTTCTTCAACTGCGACCACAGTCAAAGATACTTCAATAAATGGCTTTAGTTTTAACCAAGCCACTGAACGTTTGCACTCGTAGCCTGCTTCTGGATCTTTGAGCATGATACCTTCGTAGCCTCCAGCAATAGCCTGTGCATTGATTTCTTTGTAACGAACTTGTCCAACCATAGTGTCCAAATCTACTTCCTCATAATCCAAACATTGGATATTAGGAGTAAAGTCGCCTGTAGATTCTTTCCATTTGTTTAATTGTGCAATGCGATATGTTTGTGGCATGTCCCATCCACCTTTTTGGAAATTCTTCAAAGGCAAGTAATCAAACAAATGTAGTACAGCGTCATTAGCCTGTACGTTGCTCTTACGATGTACTTGTTTCATAAGGTCTTGAAACGAGCTAGACATAACTTCACCGTCAAACACAGTTGCTTCTTTCAAATTGCCTGCGTACTTGGCAAACTGATCTGCAATATGTGGGAAGTTAACAAGCTCTTTGCCATTACGGCTGTACATATTAACAGTGCCGTTAGGGTAGACAATAGTGATAACACGCACACCATCCAGCTTAACTTCAATAAGCTTCTTGCTTGTTACTTTCTTTTCGTGTTTGGCGCTGTCGTGCGCCAGCTGACATTCAAACAATGGAATGACAAACTCTTTGTTTTTAAGTTTCTTCGCTACATTGTTAATTGTACTTTCGCCAAAGCCTGCTTTAAAGTCCTTGGTAAGTATCCGTTTGTACCAGCCGTTCCATTCATCTTGCTTGGCTGTTTTAAGGCAAAGTTCAATTGCGTCACGGGCGTCGTGACCAGTGAGTTCACGTTTGGCTAGTTTATCTGCTAGGTCTTTGAACACAGCCCATGGAAGACCCTGTCCATCTGGACCACCATGCGTGGGCACTTTCTTAACACCAAACGTAATAAAGGGACTTAGACAGAGCAAAGCACCTTCAAAAAATTCTTTATTATCTGCTTGCATCTGTTCTGCAATGATAGCCTCTTTGGCAAGACGGCTGTTATCTGCTTCTAGAGAGGCAATAATTTTGTGCATTTTGGATTCCCAAATAGTTTCAATACTGTAATTGTATTGGATTTACCTAGGAAAGTCAAGTGGGAGGTACATCAATTTGAAGAACTGTTGCTTCAATGTTCTCTGGATTTACCAATTTGGCTGGCTGTTGTAGTAATGTAGCAAATTTGAGTTGGTGACTGTTGACCAATTTGCCTTTGTCGTTGTGCCAATGTAAGAATAACCTACCTTTTGACTCTGGTATTAAGATTTTACCACTTTCAATTTGAATTTCTTCTTTTGGTTTAATTTTGATTGGCTTGTTAGAAAGTTCTTTGTACCACATGCAATTATTTAAACTATAATTGAATGATCATTGAAGAAATTGATTATTTGCCTTTACCATTGCGATCGCCACCAAGTGGGCCGCCGTATTTGACATGTTTGATTTTCTTACCGTAGACTTGTTTGCCTTTTAACACTTTCTTATCGTGTCTTGGACGTAGGCCACGGGCAACACATTGACTTTGATCACTGTTACCTAAATGTTTTGGACTTTTACAGACGTGAGTCGCAACAAAGCGTTCTTCTAAATCTTCGTTTGTAATTTCATGGAATCTCATTTTGCCTTAGCCTTTCCTGCTTTCATATTAGCCATCCAATGCGCCAACTGTCCTTTTCTTCCGCCTTGTTTAGCAACTTTACGCAATGTATTTACACTGGCTTTAGTAGGAACTCCATGACGTTTGCTGTCGCCTTTGTCTTGAGGATTTCGTCCGTCAGCAAAGTTTTCTGCTACATTAAACCTAGGATCAGTTTTTTGTCTTGGCATGCCTTTAGGTTGATTAGGATCAACAGGATCAATGTCAGTTGTTGTTAATCCTGTCTTTTTTAATGCGTTGATATATTTGTGCTCTTCTTCTTCGCTACCAAAACTAAACATAGTGCTAGGAGGACCTTGGCCAAAATCGTGTTTACCAAGACCTTCTAAATCAGATATGTGCATGCCTAACTTATACCAATCATAAACATCACTGACGTCTACTTTAACAGATCCTTGTGGCATAGTTGGTTTAGTTTCAGGTCCACGTGGTGTATCATTTGGATGATAATCTTCGTTACTGTCCCCAATATTTTCTTCTACACCGCCATCGCCACTGTAGCCTGAGTCATATCCATACCATCCATATGGTCCAGGACCATAAGCGGCGTACTTAGGTTTACGTTTCTTTTTACGTTCTTCTAATTCAACTTCTTCGTTTTTGTTTCTGCCCTGACAATGAGCACGTTGACTAAACCCTTTGGGATTAGAACAATTGATAGAACGTTTGTACTTGTCGCTCCATTCTTCATTTATAAATTCATACGCTCTCATTTAGTAACCTTTTCTAAGTCTGTCATATCTCATTTGATCTGTTGTACGTTTAGGATCAAACGATGTTTGAAAAGGATCTTCAATTGGTGCTCGCCAACTGTTGGGATCAGCTCGATCTAGGTTAGTTCCGCCACCGCCTCGAGGAAGTCTAGGCGCAGGTATTGTCTTGACTGCTGACGGTTGTGACGCAGTTGTTCCAATATTTTGACTTCTAAATTCGTTGGGTGTTAATTTACGACCAGCTTTTTCATCAGCACTTAACATATCACCAATGCCAAGAAAGTTTCCAGCCCGTTGTTTGGCATTTTGTTGTTGAGACCATTTTTTCAAAGCCTCTTTATCAACTGGTTCCGTTTCTAATGTACCGCCACTTAATATTTCTTTTCGTATCTGTTCAGGGCTTCGTTCAACTCCGCCTATTACTGGATGTTGTGGTTTTATTCCAGCGGCACGATTGGCATCAATTTGTTTAAAAATTGTTTCGTAATCCAAAGCTTCATTTATAAATTCATATGCTCTCATTCACAGTTCCAACGACGTAATGCTTTGTTGATTGGGCTGTCTGGATCTCGTTTAGTCTTAGCACTTGCATGAGCTTTCTTCATACCGCTCATACGGGCACAGAAACTCTTACGACGTTTAGCACTCTTGCTACCCTTCTTTAACTTATTAGGCTTTGTAGTAACCGCTGTCTTTAGTTTACTGCCTGGATTCTCACGACGATATGCCTTGACAGCTTTACTACTCATTCCATCTGTCTTATCACTCTTATTGACCTTTTGCCAATCTTCTTTTAAAAATAATAATTGACTTGAAGCTGTCTCATATAAGACATCATCATCTAATGATTCAAAGTAATTCCAAACTACATCTTCACTTGTGTTATTTTTGTCCGATAATCTTTGAACTAAACTTTCCATAGCTTCAAACATTTGTACAACTTCTGGGTCTTCTTCACGCTCTTCTTCTGACTTCATGTAATCCCAAACAGTTACTAACATTGATTTGGCCACTGCAATTTTTTCTTGGCACCACTCTGGAAGATTATCTCCTTCATGAATTAGGTCATCAATGCCTTGGACGGCACGTTCTAATGTACTTAAATTATTATCAGCCATTCCTGCTTCATCGTCATATTCAGGATTAAAATTTTCATTGGCGTTAGGTACACAATTAGGAACTGTTTTACCATTCTTCTTTTTTGTACCTACAGGGTGATAACCTTTCCAACAAGGATTATCTTTTTTGTCTTCTAAACCTTCAATTAAAAACTCTGTAATTTTCATTTGTTATCCTAATTAACCAATATTTAGTGAACGAACGATCTCGTACCAGTCTGTTCCGCCGTTAATGGTATAGAATTTGAAGAAGTCTTTCCTACCAATATTACTAGACATTGCACTTCCATTTGGTGCGTTTGCATTTATCCATCTAATGGAAGTGTTAGTAACACCAAATGTTGTTGGGGTACTAACTGCACAATGAAATACTACATTGACTTCAAAATAACCGTTATTAGGAACATTAGTAAATGCTATGTTATTAATTTGACTACTTCTATTAACTTCATGGAAAGCTCCTTGACTGCAATCAATAGAAACATCAGTTCCAACGATTTGTATTCTACCACCAACAGTTCCTGGATTAACTGCTAAATTAACTTTGTTAAACTTTGGACTTGCAGTTTGTCTAATATCCTGTGCAGTTGTTAAATGGAAAGTGCTTACGCCATCAGCAGTTGGTGTCCAAGTTAAACTTGGTCCAACATAAAAACTTAAATTAAGTTCGCCAGCAGGTAATCCAGCTCTTCCAAATAAAGTTTGACTAGTGGTGCCGTTAGATCCGCCATTATTATAAACTAAAGGTAGTTGAGCTGTACCCGCTGTTGGCGAAGCAATAGCATTAACTGTTAATAAAGGTCTTACATTCTTTGCACTTGCATATTTGTTTTCTGAACCTTCACGTAGACTGTCTGTGCTATTGTTATAACTGAACACACCAGTTGATTGATTATATGATATCAAATTACCTGGACTTGCACCATCATTAGTAGTTGGTAATGATAAACTTACGGTACTTCTAATTCTAGACTCAGTAGCAAACTTATTTGTAGTTCCGTCACTTAAACTATCTAAATTAAGATTGAAGGACCAAACACCTGTAGCTGATGTGTAACTAACAAAAGGTGTTCCTAATGTACCAATATTTGTTGTACTAACTGTAAATGAGTTTCTAGCTAAAGCACTTGAAAAATATTTGTTTGTTGTTCCTTCAGCTATAGCATCAGTTGTTGGTTTAGTAAATGTTAAAGCGCCTGTTACCCTGTCATAATTGAATACGTTTGTATCTGTAGAACTTACGGTCAATGCAAATCTAGCTCTAGCATCTGTATAATATAAATTACTTGTACCTTCTGTAATGGTGTTAGTATTGGCATTAAATGTAAATGTAGTAATACCAGTTGCTGGATTATATGTTGAAACCAATGCTTGGCTAGCAGCCACTGTACCCAACTGCGTTACTGATACAGCCAAGGCACTGTTGACTCTACTACCACTGAAGTAATAAGGGCCTGCGGCACCTTCTGGAACGTTTGAAGTATTGGCTGCTAGAGTAAACTGTCCAGTACCAGTGTTATAGGTTAAAAGACCGCTTTGACTTGTACTAGTTGCTAGTGTGATAGCAGAGCGAGCCAATGTCTCAGTAAAGAATCTATTAGTAACACCTTGACTTAAATTGTCACTGGTAGCATTAATTGTAATTTGTCCAGTACCTGCATTATAGCTGGCAAAGTTAGAGTTACCTGTTACGTTTACACTTATCGCATTACGAGCTAATGTGTTGGTATAAAACTTGTTAACAGGACCTTCTTGTATTTCATCTGTAGTTGGTTTATTAAAAGTAAAGACACCAGTATTAAAGTTATAACTCAATACGTCCGTGTCATCTGACACTAGACTTATTGCCGCACGAGCTCTAGAATTAGTAAACCATAAGTTACTTGGTGCAGGAGTACTACGTTCAAATATATCATCTGTGAATAGTGTGATGATACCTGTTTTAGTATTAACACTTTGTACTAGTGCAACTCCATCAACATATCGTTTATTGACTGCTATTAAATTATTGCTGGAAGCGTCAACTAGATAATTCAAAATTAAGGCACCACTCATTGTGCCGCCGCCAACAGATAACTTACCACTTAACGCAGTACTAACTGTTTGATAAAATAAAGTATCACCATTTATAGCATTTCCCAATGCTTGAATGGTTGTTAAACCTGCAACAGGATTACCTGTGACAGAGGTTCTAACTGCATCAACATAATTCTTGTTGGCTATTTGTGTTCCTAAACTCTGTGCAGTTAGATCAGGAACACGTGGTGTACCTGTGAGTATTGGGCTTACACTTGGTGCGGCTCCTGTGATATCGCCCACACCTAAAACAACTGCACCGGCATATCCGTTAACACTGGTAACAGCGCCACTTAGAGTAAAGCGACCTTGTACAGGATCATAGCCTAATCCAGAACCACTTGGAACATTGAATTGACTACGGACAAAGTCTCCTAAGAAATTTGAATCTAAACTAAAGGTAAATGTATCTGTTGGGTCTGAATATGCAGATAAAATTCCGTTGGTGCTAACTGCTTTAAATGTTAATACTGTTCCAATGCCAATGGTTGCATTGTATCCTGGATTTAATGTTATCAAGTTACCCTGTACCTGCTGTACAGTTACACGACCTTGTATACCAGTTCCTGTTACATACCATCCAGTTTGTATGTTTGTACTATCAGCAACACTAACCTGTGCGGCACTTGTTCCAACACCAGTGGTGTTTAAAATTAAAGTTCCACCAACAACAATGCTAAATCCTGCAGGTGTATAAACAGCAGGGCTAACTGTAAAGCTAGTTGCTCCCACAGTTTGTACTGTAACGTTCTGTGGGAAGCCAGTACCTGCAACTGTTTGACCACTGGTAATGCCGCTGGTACTAGTAACAAAAATAGTAGAAACACTAGTGCTGTTACCAGCGGCTGTGGTAGTGACTGTTGTGCTATTTGGGTTGCCTAATTGGAACATCGTTGCCACAGCATTTTGAGCACGATCATTGGTAAAATATAAATTAGTACCCTCTGCCAAGTTAGTAGTTGTCTTGGTAGCTAGGGCTGTGTCAAATCTAGTTGAGGTCCAATATACGTTAGTGGTACCCTCATCCAAATCATCTGTTGTATGGTTAGCAATACTGGTAACTGTACCATCAATGTCAGCAATGATACGTTGGTTAACTGGATCCCATGCGGCACCATCTGTAATGTCGCCTACGGCAGTACCAGTGCTTGGGTAGTAGGCCAAGTTGTTGACAATACCTGCTTGTACTGTACCCACACCAGCGGCACCACCTACGGCTGCTTCAATGACCAAGTTCTTGTTGTCCTCGTCATAGCCAATGGTAATGTTACTACCAGCGGCTATGTTGTAAAACTCTAAGGTACCATCTACTTTGCTACGATATATACCTAAGGATGTTGGGCCTGGAGGAGCTAGGTTAACTGCGTCAGTGATAGTACCTACTTGGGGTGCGCTGACTACAATCTCACCGTTCTCACCTGTGCTCAGTACAACACCAGCACCTGCTTTAATTTTATTGAATGTAAAGGTAGCATCGGCATAAGTTTTTAAAACACCCAACCCAGTTTGACCAACATCGTTAGTTGCATTTAAAGATACAGCCAACTGAACTGATTTATCCCCTGTATTTGGCGTAAGAGTAATTCCTACCCCACTTAAAAGATTAAAGGTATCGTTAACAGCATTGGTGACAATATTTGTAGTGTTGTTGACTCTAACGGTATTGAAAGCTTGTTTTAATACGGTATCTAAAGTTAACTCTAATCCACTACCTGCCTGAGTTATAGTCATGCCTGAGCCTGAACGCAGGCTCTTAAATTTATGTTGGAACGTAACTCCGTCAGTGCTAGAATAAACTCCAAATGCTCCTGCGGCATCACTGACGTTGGTGCCAGAGTAAATGGCACTGTTGATTCTAACACCAGTAGAGTCTGCTTCTAAAGTTACATTATTACCTGCACGTAGGGTTTTAATAACTAGATTACTACCGCTCTTAGGTGCCACCAATGACAAATCGCCGTTGGTAACACTGGCTGGAACTGCATTACTAATAAAATTGGTTAGGCCTATTTCTGTTGTTACCTCAACCCAAGTACCATTCATACTAAAGTAGGTTTTGTTATCTGCCTGACTATAGGCCATCATTCCTGGGTATGTGGTAGCTGATGGAAACTGTCCTTGATTAGTAAAACTGTTTCTAAAATATATCTTTTTGGTTGTGAGTATATCGGAGGTAACTTCTGAGTTCTTGGCTGCGTTCAACAACGGCCATCCGCCTAGTGTTGCACCATCATGCACACGTATGGTATCTATAGTTGTATCTACTGTGATTTCACCTTCGGCACCGGCAAACTGACTGTGGTCGATTGTGGTACCTCTACGAATTCTTACGCTTTTTGACATCGATTAATCCTCTAGGAGCCCTATTATGGTTCTAAGTATATTTACCCAAACTGACTACCACTTGCCCAATGGACATTTGCTGGGGAACCAAGCACATTTAGCTTTTATCATGCAACCGCACTGGTGGCATCGCCCTCGATAGTTTTCTTTGCACTTTTCACAGATTGCCAAACGTTTTTGTATATAAAACATAATATGTTTATTTAAAGTATTTTAGAAACTTAATCTATACAAATTAAAAGACTAGCTGTTAAATGATACAAATAAATATTTCCATGAGAGCTAGAGAATTTATATACGAAGCTAAAAAGTCTAGATACCAAACGCTAGATTCAAAGATAGCCAACATGACTATCAATGATGTACCCAAAGCCTTTGTGGATGCTTTTAAAGAAAGAGGAATTACCAATCCCAACACCATAGTGGCCTACTATCAAGTTTCAGGTAAAGAAACTGGTGGCCTAGGTGGTCCTGAAAACATGGATTACAGTGGAACTAGCAATCAAAACATTATCAAACTCTTTGGCGAGCCCAACAGTCGTCGTGGTACTAATAAGAGCAACCCCAACAACGTCAACTACATGCCCCCAGACAAACTTAACTGGCTCAAGAGTGACCCTGAACGCTTTACCCAATTCATTTATTCAGGTCAAAAAGCTCGCATAGTACCTGATGCCAAACAGGGTTACCGTATGGAGTTTGTTACCCCTGAACTAGCTCAACAGGCACAGGATGCTTGGAACTATAGGGGTAGAGGACATGTACAGATCACTGGACGAGACCAATATGCCAAGATCAGCCAAGAATTATTTGGGGATGATAGATTACTAAAAAATCCTGACCTATTAAACGAGCCTGCCACAGGTCTTAGAGCATCAGCAGCCTATGCTCGACTATATGGTAAAGCTGACCAAGACACTAGTCAAAACACCAAACAGAGTTTGAATAGAGCTTTGACAGCAGTGGGTGGCAGCGACAAATATGCCGAGGGTGGTCGTATGTACCAGAAACAGGTCAGTAGGTTAAATCAGTTTGCACAACAGTTGAATAATCCTCAGACACGAGAAAAACATGATCAACACTATGCCAGCATCGACCTTAGTAAAAAGCCACAGGCAGCAGACACTGGTGTACAGTCAGCGGCTCAAGAACCACCTGGCATGTTAGACCGTGTGGTACAGGGAGTCAAAGGCATAGGCTCCAGCATAGGAAATATGTTTGGTCCTAGCACAAATAAATAATCTATACGATTTATTTTGGATAATATCATGACTTCTAATCTAATACGCAAATATATAGATATCATTGCCGAGGCCAAACCCTATCAAGGTTCTGCAGGTTCTCAACAGATTAAAGCATTAAATCCAGAAATAAAAAATGTAAATCAAATTAAAGTAGGGCAGAAGATCAACATTCCAGGACAGTCAGAACCTTATGTTGTTAAGAAAGGCGACACCTTGGACAAGATTGCCCAACAGACCAACACAACCTCTAAAGCCGCCAGTCCTAATTCAGTAATTGGACCAGAAAGACGACAAGGGTCATATAAAGGATATCCATACACTGTGGGTAGCCTCGCTGATTTAGAAAAAGGACAGGGTCAATCAGCAGACGCACCAGCTGTCGTACCTGCTCCAGCAGATACCAGTTCTACTCAAGTGGTAAAAACATCCGTTAGACAACCCGATGAGCGAGATCAAGAACGAGCCAAGGGAATGGGTATTGATCTATCAGACCCTGATATTTTTTTACAAAATGACGGCATATACAGTAAGCAACACGGTATACTGCATTCCTACACGTCAGGAGGCACATTTGATAGACACCTAGCGGCAAAAATGCAGGAAAAGGATCTACCCTCTGACTATACCAATAACTGGTCAAACATAAAAAACCCACAGGGGGAAGTCACACACAATTGGAGTGATGAGCAACGTCGTTGGATGCCAGTGCCGCAGAGATTAATACCTAATCCCGAAGCTGAAGCCGAACTACAACGTGCTCCGCTGGATGATATGGGTCAGTTAATAGTGGCCAAAACTGCTGAACCTCCAGTAAGAACCCTGGACATGCCTGACCCTGAACCGGTTGTGACCGTGGATGCAGACGGTTATCAAAGTCCAGAACAACTAAAAGAAAGTAAAAATTTTAAAGGAACAGCTATGAGATCCACTGAACTAATGCGTAACTATTTGGACCTAGTCAACGAGCGTGTGGTCGTTGATCCAGTAACTGGTGAAAGACAGCCCACTATGGCACAGACCATGACAGGACCAGCAGCCACACAGGATCAAATGGATGCTGCCGAAGAACGTCAAAGAGCAGAGTTGGGTCTGCCATCACTGAAAAGTCAAAGAGAAGCAGACTATCAAAGAAGATTAGGTGCTTACCGTAGAGGCGATAATCGTGCCGCAGGTTTTGGATTCCAACCTAGACCTGGTGACGAAGGCAAATAATACCCACTAACCCCAGCGCAGTAAGAACAATCCTCTGTGTGGATCACGGGCAAAGGCCACGCCCAAGTACTGTCCTTGAATGGCAAGATCCACACGATCCCAAGCCCACATTTTATGATGCGGCCCCACAAACTCATTGAGCCAATCCTCCACCAACATGTAGCTGTTGATCCAGTCTAACTGAGTGGATTCTATCCTGGGCCAAGGTGCCCAAGCACGATATTGAAAGGTATGATATTCAGGAAGATATCCAGTCTTCATGCCACACTCCATATAACTGATATTTAAACCGGTAAAATCAAATGGCGCTATTTTACCCTCCTCTACACGAAGTGCCGCACCTGCTAGCGACAGTGTAAATAAGCTAGAAGCCAGGGAGCGAACCCAACAATGAACCAAGAGTATCACCGTAAAATAGCCAATCAAATACTCACTGATGTGGCTAAGGTCAATCCATATATGAAAAAGGATGGACCTATTGCTTATCTATATGCGGCTGGATACTTGGCAGGATTTATCGCCAGTTTGGCTGAACGTGATCCCTACATATACAAAGAGTTTAAACAGCTGGTGGAAGAACAAAGCCGAATTTACAAGAGATAATCTAGTTCGGGTCTACGTCTTATAAGTGGATCTAACAACAGCAAAGGACTGGCACATTCCCGCTGTACATAGAACAAGGTTCCCAAGGGATGGTAACTCATCCATCCTCCACTGGCTCGTACATGGAGCCACATCCTTTCCCTAGTGGCTAGATCCTGTTCGCTCAAGTAACAATAAACTAGTCGAGATAAATCCATATATGATGAATAAGATAAAGAAACGTATACACATATTCCCGCTGTACTGTTTACTTATAGTAGTGACGAGTTCTGTCGCGGCTTGTTCTAGTGTATGCACACAGATATTTCCACAGGAACCTCCAAACAGTCAACGTGTCTGTGCAGTGGTTAAGATCCAGTACTAGCGTCAACACATATATGCACACTGCACACTTTGCTCGAGTGCTATTCCCGCTGTAGCTGGCTAGGGGTCTAGAGTGTATATTCCCGCTGTAGCTATTATAGGCTTTGTGGGTGAAGAGTGGCAAAAGTATTTGGAGATAGCCCGAAAGGACCACGACCCTTCTGAAAAATTCTGTGCAGATTTCTGCCATTTTGTCTAAAATCTGGCCCTGAAATCTGCGAAAACCTTGGTATTCTAGGGCTCCTTGACCCTGAATTCTGACGTTTTTCCACCACTTAGACCATTGACAAAACCACTTTGATCCTGTACAATAGCTACATGACTAACAGAGAGGACTCAATGGTATGCCACATGCTTATACAGTAAAGAACTTAATGTGGACAGTGATAGTGACTCTATATATACTAGTAGCACTAACGGGTTGTGGTAGTATACAGGTAACTGGATACACAATGGATCCTTTATATTATCGAGACTGTGGCCCAAATGGTAAGTTCACTCCACAGGATAAAGAGTGCAGACATCATAGAGAGCCACGAGCGGAATTCTATGCTGTACAGGAAATCAACTATAATGATACTTGGCGGAACCGGCCCGACATATTGGAATGGTGTAGAAGGATTGAAAATCCCAAAATTGAGCGCAGGTGCCAGGGCCTGCCGGGTATGTGAATAACTCTGTGGATAACCTGTGGATAACCAGGACTGGCACTGTGGATAACCTGTGAATAACCTGAAAGATATCCACAGGGTGTGAATAACCTGTGGATAACCAAACCAAACTGGACCAGCGGATTTGAGCTGGTTTTATATTTTTTCATTATATAGAACCGGTGAGGCACCCTCCACGTCCATCCCGAGTATAGCTCTTCGAATCTACTGTACAGTCTACCTGCTTTCT